ATTTATAGTGCGAGCCTTTTGTTCATACGGAAACTTGATAGGGCTAAACTGGACAGGACTGAATTTTTCCGTCTTTACCCTGCCCTTCAAGCATTCAATCATCTTGTCAGACAAGAAATATTTTTCATCAACCTCTTCTTCAAGAATATCCCTTAACAATATACCCCTATCTTCCGGCTGTGGAATATCGTCATAAATATCCGTCCAGTATATGCGCCTTCTGTTTTGTGCCGATACAAGTGCGGAGTTGATATGTATCCCTTTCCTCCCTATTGTTTCATTGAACACAGATTCCCATTTCTTTCCCATTTCCACATTTTCAAGGAAGAACTTGGGATTGTCACCACGCTCAATAAGTTCGTGGTATATACGTATGTATTCCCAAAACAGATAGGATTGCCCTTCAAACTCGAAACCGTTCTCCTTCAATTCAAGATACGTTTTCAAGTCTAAAACCTCCATGCCTTCTTTCGTTGAAAGCCCTTTTCTCTTGCCGGACATGGACAGGTTCGTACATGGAGATCCTCCGATTATCAAATCTATCTTATCTAGCAAGCTAACATCCAACTCTCTTACATCACCAAGTTGTATGGTGTCAGGGAAGTTCTGCATAGTTGCCTTTATGGCAAACTTGTCCACTTCGGACGCATAATATTTTTCTACAGGAATGCCAAGTTCGGAAAGTGTTATCCGTCCGCACGACATTCCATCGAAAAGGCTTAATACATTCATCGTTATATTTTTTTTAAATTTTCAGCAAATATACGACATAAAACTGTATGCAACCAATACGTTTAACTTTTTTTTAATTATCTTTGCGATAATAGATAAAATTCATAATATGCAGTTTTCTATAGTACCAAAAATAGATGCCGAGATTATGTTTTCGGAAGATGATCTGTCCGTTTTCAGACGATCGACAGACGGTCTGTATTATATGATCCATACCGAGAAGGTTATGGAAGTGATGCCTATGACGTTACCTGAGGACGGAACGGAACACCCTTTCCCTTACGACACATACGACACTGGCACAAGAGAGTTTGAGAAGCTGCTTTTATCTGATGAGTGGGTTAAAATGGACGAAAAATGAGAAAAATAGGTTTTTTTAACATAGGAAAACTTGGACTTGTAAAATCGGCAGGTACAGGAAAAACCGATATAAACAAGGTGATAGAAAAATGGATACCAAAACACATGGTGTTCTGGTACGATATGTCAAAGCCTGTGGATACATACAGCCAAAACTTTAATGATTGGAGTTCACATCCATCTGTAAATGCTGATATAATTATAACAAGCACCTCATTTGTCATAACTAGATTTGCTACACTAAACGATACAGTAAAATGCTACATTCCTGACCAAACAAAAAATTTCCCAGGAATGAAAGTGGAAGTGAAAGGTATAGTTGACGGGCAGGAATTATACTGGGGATATAGTGCTAATGTAAAATTAGTTAATATCACACAAGACGGAACATATGATATTCCGCCATTAGGAACCGTAAACGGTAATCTGTCATTCAGAAACGGCAATATTGTCGGTGCTTGTAACATTACCATCACCCAGCTACCGTCAGGACAATCCGTTCCCACAAACGAGATACTAAAAGCCAATCCATACCTGCAAGACCATAGTGGAAACAACAGACCTCTGAAACTTAACAATTTTCTGTTTGCTGCAATGAGCGGTGTGGGAGGGTATGATATTGCTAGCACTAATATTCTACCCGATAGAGCAAATGTTACTGTTACGGATAACAGAATTATTCATATTACTAAAAAACTATCCACTACGGATAACATGGTAAACATAGTTCCGGCAAACTCTAACCCAACGCATAAGTTTAAGGTTACAGGTCTTTCTGATGGCAGACAAGTTAGTTTGGTAAACAGAAATGGCGGATTTTATACCTTTGACAACGGAGAACATGAAGTGACATTAACCTATCCCGAAGGAACCACTTCATTGTATAACGCCATAGGAGTTACAGGGGATATAGGAGATATGGACGTAACAATAGAGTTCCTGCCTAAATATCCCAACGCCCTAATAACTGATGGAGTGGATGATTACGGTGTTGTGGAGAACTTGCAGCAAGGGGTGAAGGTGTTGTTCATGACAGCAACCCCATTAGCGTTATATAAGACATGGTATGCCCAAAATAGCTTTTCTATATACGGACAACCTAATACAATTGCATATAATTATAGAAATGCGGATGGCGTTACCTATTTGGATGGAACGTTAAATGAAACAATTCAAACAAACAACCTGCTAAACAAAAAGAAAACCGTAACAATTGTAAATCCTACCGATGGAAGCAATAACAACGTAATATTTTTTAATAGTTACGGTTCTTCTTATATGAACCTGGCTTTCTACAACTCCTTCGGGTTCGATTCCGTCCCCACCAAACAGGATGACGGATTCACCGAACAGGATTTGATTGATTACTATAGACCAAAGGCTATCGTAACGATAACGGTGGTGGACGTATCAGGCTCACCCATACAGGACGCAACGGTTACGGTGGGAGGTGTACAGTACAAAACGTTGTCTGACGGTACAGTGAAAGTACGGGGTATGGCAAATGGCACGATGTCGCTGTCTGTAAAGAAAGACGGGTATATGCCGTTTTCTGACAATTCATGGAATCTTGCTGATTCAAGAATTACACTGGAAGTGCTTCGGAATACCATAATCACCGAGAACGGATACAACGTATTGCTTGAAAACAATGGTTTAATATTAACGGAGTGAGCTACCGCTAAATCTTTAGTTTGGCGGCTTGGAGATGCCAATACATCCTCTCTTTTCCTGCTTCTTCCTGTCATTGCTTTTATGACAGTCCACAGGCTTAACTTTCCCACGCTCCGTGGGTAGGGCTTTTAAGCCAAATTCCTTTATATTGCAAGCTGCATTGAAGTCACGGTCATGGTGTGTGCCACATTCTGGGCAGATCCAACTGCGATCGCTAAGTTTCAATCCTTTATACACATAACCGCATTTTCCGCAAGTCTTTGAACTTGGGGCAAATCGGTTTATCTGAATGAGGTTCACACCATACCAACTGCACTTGTATTTAAGCAGCGTAAGAAACATCCCGAAAGATGTGTCACCTACTGCCTGTGCCAAGTGGTGGTTTTGCATCATTCCTTTCACGTTCAAATCCTCCATGCAGATGGTACGCACTTGGCTGTCGTGCGTCAGTGCATAGGTGATTTTGTGAAGGTTATCCTTACGGCAATTGGCAATATGTTCATGTAACCTAGCTACGCAAATGCGTGCCTTATTGCGGTTTGAAGAACCTTTTTTCTTGCGGCTCAACCGCTTTTGAAGTAGTTTCAAACGATCAAGGCTTCGTTGCAGGTTTTTCGGGTTGTCAAACATTCTCCCGTCAGAACATACGGCAAGTGATTTGATACCCAAATCTATGCCCAAACACGTATCGCCATGTATCGGTGTTGTCGGAAGTTCTTCAATGTCCGTATCAACCAATACGGAAGCGAAGTATTTTCTCGATGGTGTCATGCTGATGGTGACGGTTTTAACCGTTCCCTTGAATTTACGGTGAAACACAGCAGGAATATCCTTTACTTTCGGTATGGTGATTGTTCCTTTGCCGAAATCCACGACACAATGCTGGGGGCACTGAAAACTCTGCCTGTCCTTTTTGCTTTTTAATTTAGGAAAGCCTACTGCATGAGTATCACGGAAAAAGTTCTTAAAGGCGGTGTCAAGGTTTCTCAACGCACTTTGCAAAGATTGCGAATTTACCTCACCTAACCACTCATATTCCGTTTTCAATTCCCTCTTCATGCGATTGGTCAGTTCAACATTGCCAATAGATTTCTTTTCCTGCTTGTAGGCTTCAATCTTCATCTTGAGTGCCCAGTTATAGACAAAGCGGCAGCAGCCGAAGGTCTTGGCAAGCAAAACCTTCTGTTCTTCTGTCGGATAGATTCTATATTTATAAGCTCTCAACATGGCGATTTTATTTGATTTTCAATACTCAAAGATACGAAAAAAAAATGGAATGCGAAACTATTTTTATTGATTATCATCGGCACTGATATACAATCGGACACCAAAGATAAAATCAATTCATTTCAATTTGAGTGCCATCACTTCTAATGATGACACCAACAGCATTAAGAGGAACTTTTATCTTAATGCTTAATTCGCAAAAAAAACTTATAATATATATAAATTTAGGCATTTTATTATTACCTTAGCACCAAAATAATTATGACTTTTATAACTAAAAGTTATCAAAATTTATTTGGTGTAAGATCGTATATTAATACTATAAAAAAAATGGAAGATAATCTTAAAATTTCACAGATGCCTCCCGTTGAAACCGCTACGGGAGAAGAGATGATACCATGTGTGACGGGAAGCCCTAAAGAGAACAAATCCGTCACGGTGTCCAAGATAAGACAGGGCATGGTAAAGGACGAAAACTATGTGCATACCGACAATAACTTTACTACCCTGTTGAAAGATAAGCTTGACGGGATAGAGAAAGGCGCACAGAAGAATACCGTCATAGGCGTGAAAGGTAATGCCGAACAGTCTTACAGGACGGGCAATGTCAATATAACGAAAAACAATATAGGTCTGTCAAATGTGGACAATACGTCCGATGCCGAAAAGCCCGTATCCACCGCACAGAAAGCAGCCCTAGACAAGAAGGTAGACAAGGTGGACGGCAAGGCGTTATCCACAAACGACTTTACCAATGACTACAAAACGCTTCTCGAACAGATAAAGATGCAGCAGGGTAATATATATGGAGTGGAGATGAGAAGAGGACAGGCAGACCCAGCCTTTCAGACATGGATAGGAAAGGAAGAGTTCAAACAATCCCATCCTATCCTCAACTCGTTCCGTGTGGCAAAGGTAAAGGACGGTAAGGTAGTAGGATTCCTTGACCAGACCAATTTCTTCAAAATGGCTGACGGTAGCCCGTCAAATATTGTAATAACTAGTTCTTCAACTTACGCTCCCGATATAGAAGGACTAGTAGAAGATGACGGAAGTGACATCATGCTTGTAAACACCAAGCCTTTCTGGATAATCAACGGAGGAACGGATGATACATACGAAAGAAGGCTCGTCAGTGACGCTCCGTTTACATACGGTGGCGATACGGCCATAGAGATAAAACCGTTCGGAATGAGTATCGGTTACTCCACGATAAAGGATGGGAAGCAGAGATCTATTTTTGACAACACGGTAAAAGGAACAACGGCAGCAGGAAATCTAGGCGTGAACATAATGGAAGGAAACGGGTGGCCTACGACAAATGTATCACGTTTTGATTTTGAGAAGTATGCTAGAAACAAAAATACGGATACGGCAAAGAACTATCCTTACGCCAATGCGTTCGCCCTTGACCTTGAAGTGTGGTGTACGCTTCTTTTTATCAAATTCAGAACAAAAGACCTGCACGCACAGTCTGTTTGCGGAAGAGGAATATCATCCAACGATTCAGCCCCCGATGCGTCAAGCTGGGGAAAAATGACAGGCGTCAGATTCAAGAAGGCGGACGGTCAGACCTATGTATATTACAAGTTGAACGGGCAAGGATTTAAAGCATCAGAAACAGGAACTGCTTACAATTTTTCACAACTCATAAACAACTACCGTCCTTGCATGAAGATGTTTGAAGCACAGCTTGCCATGTCATACGCAAAGGAACACAATGTCGCTCCCGACACCGAGTTTGAATATGAAAGCACAAAATACAAATACTACAACTTCCAAGGTCATAACGGATTGGCTGACGGGGAGATGTCGGGTATCGTAGCCAAGTTTGTCACTGCAACTGTTACTAGCGGATGGAGTATCCCGGATAATGCGGCAGTGACAAACCGTGAAATAGAAATATGCTTCACGCAACCTATCATTCGCGGACGTATTGCCGGGTGGGGAGATATATGGATGTGGTACAGTGGGATAGATTGTGTCATGCACGATTCTACGTCCATAGATATTTATCAGACCTATGACGTAAACAATCTGACTACAGACAATGTAGCCTCAGATAAGAATCCTGGGGAATCTTATGGATTTGAGAATACGTATGATTTTGTCGGTTCTATGGCTAGAGGTGAAGGATACATAACGAAGAACTTTGAGAACTCGCTCATTGGAGAGGTCAAGGGAAGCAATCTTCACACGGGGGAATGTCATTACAACTGGTTTACGGGAAATGCAGGTTCGGGTAAAATAGGAAGACGTGGTGTTTTCTTTGGTGGTCTGTCGACCTACGACTCTTGTTCTCTGCGGCTTGGTAATTTGCACCATGATCCTTCTCACGCGGGCACGGACATCGGTGGCGGCTTTCGTTGTACAATAACCCAACCCTAATTTTTCACGAAGTGAAAAATCCCCCTCCCAAAACTTGCAAAATATATTAATAATGTTTAAGTTTGCATAATTAAAAATCTAACCAAATGCGTCAGCAAAGTTAAATAAGTCTGTCAAAGGCGGTTAGTTGAAAAAAGGCGGTCTGTAGAATGGTGGTGTTTACTTTGGTGGTAAGTCGAACAACGACAATTGTTCTCTGCGGAATGGTAATTTGAACCATGATCCTTCAAACGCGAACACGAACATCGGTGGCAGCTAACGTGCTAAAAAAATTACTGCTATACAGAAGCCTCGTCAGGAAGATGAAAAATGTCAAGACAACCCATTGTTTGAGGATGGGAACTTATTAGTACATTTACAGTTGTAGGTATATGGAAAGTTAGTTATCTTTGGCTCAACGGACAAAGAAAAGCACGTAAGATGAAAAGATTGAATAATATTTTTGAAACGATAGGCAGTATGGATAATATTATCTCTGCTGCTGAAAAGGCAAAGAAAGGAAAGAGAAATCACAGGGGTGTGAGGGATTATGAGAAACATAAGGATGAATATCATCAGAATGTTTATCAGATGCTCAAAGACAAATCATACCATGTAAGCAAGTATGAGGTGATAGAGAAAGTGACTGATGCAGGAAAGGTAAGGGAGATACACAAACTCCCGTTTTACCCAGACAGGATTATCCAGCACAGCCTTTTGATACCCATGATGGACAGATGGACAAAAAGCCTTACACTTGATTCATATAACTGTCTGCCCAAAAGGGGTATTACAAGTAAGGTTAAAAAGCACTCCCTTGTGAGAAAGATGAAACGGACATTGCTTGAAATGGACAAAAACGGAAAAATATACGTTTTGAAAATGGATATTAAGAAGTTTTATCCGTCCGTAAGACACAGCGTTTACAAGAAGGCATATAGCAAAGACTTGAAAGACAGGGATGCGTTATGGCTTATGAATACGCTTAATTACAGCAACAAAGGTCTGGCTATTGGCAATCCTGACGCTCAGATAGGAAGCCATTTGGTATTAAGGTCTTTGGATCATGTTATAAAGGAACAGTTCAAAGTAAAGCATTATTTCAGATTTGCCGATGATATGGTGATATTATCCCATGATAAGAAACAGTTGCATGAATGGCTGTGGAGGATAAGAAATTACCTGTGGTATGAAAAGAAACTGGAGATGAAGAAAAATTACAGGATATTCCCCGTTTCAGAAGGAATAGATTTCGGTGGATTCGTCTTTACTCCCGGTCATACCAAAATAAGAAAGAGAATAAAGAAAAACTTTGCGTCAAAACGTAATAACCCAAAATCAATTACGAGTTATATGGGTATGTTGATGCACTGTGATTCTAAAAACTTAATTAATAAAGTTTTAGTTAATAATAATAGCCACATGACAAAGATTAGTGACTTAAATATAAGAGTGTCAAGAAAGTTTGACGGAAAGGATGTAAAGATAGACAAACTTGTCGATGAGCATATAGACATTCTTGATTTTGATGTAAGACCATCTACAAAGAAGGACAATAGTACATGGGTAAGAATGCAGATACTGTTCAAAGGAGAAAAATGCTTTGTGAAAGGCGGATACGAAACATTAGGAGCATTCCTTTCCCAAGTAGACAAAAGCCTTTTACCATTGGAAGATGTTGTCATAAAATTCAATAGGGGTTATTATTTTGATGGAACATTAGATATTTAAACTATGGAAAGAGGTTTGATTTTTGACGAGAAGCCTGCCTTTATCTTTGATTTAGGCACTGGATATAGCAATGTTCATTTAAACATTGAACAAGTTAACGAACCCGAAACGGACGATATGGGAAATATTGTACAGGAAAAGTTCGTCAAAAAGTGGAAAGCCGATGTACAGCGTGTAAAGAACCCTGTATCATACGACAAAACGGTAGATGCCGCCATAAAGGATGAATTTCCAAACGGAGAGGAAGAAGCGGCTCTCAGAAAAGGTATTTTAAACAAACTTGACCCGGATTATGTAAAACTGAACGAGTTTGCCGAAAGTGTGAAACAATCTTACTTGAAAGGATATGGAAAACAATGATAAACAACAGATAGGTGGGTATTTCTCCACCAAAAACGCTTCAAAGGACGAAGCGTTAAAAGGTTTAGTGGCTGCAAGAATATCAGCATCGGAAGATGTTACCGACAAGGAATACACAGCATTGTCAAACCTTATAAGAGTAGCAACATCGGATGGATGCCGTATCTCATTGGTACAGGAAACGAAAAGCAGATCAAGCAGAATAGCACCAACAGGAATGCTTCTCCCAGCAGGAACGGTGGAATATTTTTCAGTCACACCGGGAAGCAAGGTAAGTGTTACGGGAACAGCAAACATATCATCTATTGAGTAGGACATGGGAATGAATTACAACACGATATTAGCCTCTTTACTTGACGGAATATCTCTAGCATTGAAAAGCGGAAACTCGAATGTTGATGCGGAACAGTTCAATTTCCTTACTGACGCAATAAACAAATCCACTATCATACCGTCTTATTTTGATAGAGAAAATGCCATTAAGTATCTTGATGTGAGCGACACAGAGTTTGCAAGACTTACATATAAAGGCACTAAATTTCATCCCGTACAACCGTTATTATCTCCTGTGAGAGTACAAGGAATGACAAAGCCCGTTTATTTGAAAGAAACATTGGATGCTCTTAAAAACAACGGGCTTATACGTCCAAAGAAGTCAAGGGGTAAATACAAGACTAAAAACTAGACAACCTCATACGCATACATTGTAACACAATCATCTTTATTCTCCATATTAACCGCTTGGAAAATGTTTTCTTCATTATCCAAAGCGGTTATTTTATATGTTCCGTTCATCAGATCAACAGTGTCACCTAATTTTATATAAGCGTACTTGTTTCCACTAGGTATTAAATACGTAATCTTTATTGGATTATTATTCCATTTTTTTAATTCTTTCATCTTCAATTCCTCTATTTTAAAATTATTGCGCTAATATACGAATAGGAAAAACAACACACAAGCAAATAACTTATTTTAACAAGTTTAAACTATCTGAAACACAATAAGTTATACTACGAAATTTTTATTTTTGTTTAGACCACCCATGTTGTAAATTTACTTTCTTAAAGATGAGTGCACAGTCTTTACGGGAGTTATAATACACACACATTAAATTACAATATTATGGGTTCAGACAAAATTTTTATGTTCGACAATCCTGCCGCTGGAGAAAGCGCAGGTATTATGTCAATGATTCCTGCACTGTTGCAGAATAAAGGATTAGACCCCAATCTTGTAGCTGCCTTGATGAATGGAAACAAAAATCAAGACGCTTGGGGTGGTGCTGGTTGTTATTGGATCTGGATTATCCTGCTCTTCTTCCTGTGGGGTGGTAACGGATTCGGTAACGGGTTTGGCAATGGAGCAAACGGAATCCCTGCTCAATTGAACAATGAAGCAGGACGTGAATTGTTGATGAATGCTATTCAAGGAAACGGAACAGCTATCAACCAGTTGGCTAGCTCTTTGAACTGCTCTACTCAACAGTTGCAGAATGCTATCTGCCAAATTCAAGGACAGATTCAGCAAGTTGGTAACCAGGTAGGTCTTTCCTCTCAACAGATCATCAACTCAATTCAATCCAATAGTGCAGCTATCGGTTCTCAGCTTGCTTCTTGCTGCTGTGATATCCGTACCGCTATCGAACGTCAAGGATGCGATAGCCGATTGGCTACTGTAGAGCAGACCAACACTCTGACTAGCAATGCAAACACTCAGTTCAACATCATATCTGCTAAGATTGATGCTCAAAGCGCAATCATCAATGACAAGTTCTGTCAGCTTGAAATGCGTGAAATGCAAAACAAGATTGATGCTCTGAGACAGGAAAATAGCAATTTAGCTTTAGCTGCTTCTCAGCAGGCACAGACCGCTAATATCGTTGGACAGCTTAAGGCTCCGTGCCCAGTTCCATCCTATATAGTGCCTAACCCAAATTGTTGCTATGGAGGTTATCCGTTCATGGCTGGTTTTGGCGCAGGTTATGCTGCTGGTGACAACTGTGGTTGCAATTGCTAAAGTTTAGTTAAGAGTTCTTTGACTTATTGAATTGGGCTTCGTAATCGGATAGGTACATCCATTTATATCCTTTATGATACTTTCTTTTACCTAAACATACAGCGGAAATATGACCTTGGTTATATCCTTCTGTTTTCTTAGCAAAAGTGGGTGATTCATAAATCTTAATATCATTAGGATTACTTGGATTGATACGAACAACAGATTTACTGTTTGCTAGAATAATTTTTCTATTTCCAATTTTAGATAAAGAGTTTCTTTTTCTTGTTATTGGATTTAGAGCATTCATAGAGGAATTGCACCATCTTAAATTAGATACTTTGTTGTTTTTCCTGTTGGTATCAATATGGTCTATTATGGGATAATTATTAGGGTTAGATATATGTGCAGATGCAACTAATCTATGAACATAGCATTTTTTCTCTTTATTATCTTTATATAGGCGAGCTTGTAAGTATCCAAATTTCGTTTCCATTAAATGACATAGCTTTGGTGGCATAACGTATCCACCATTGCCATTATCTCTAAAACGTTCTTTAAACACAACTCTACCATATGAAGAAACCATATATGTTTCTTCATATCCGATTACGTCCTTCCAAATTTCTCCTTCCAAGGAGATGCTCTTAATAAATTCTTCGTTTGTCATTGCTAACTAGTTTTAGTGATGCTAACATAGAAAAAAAGAGGGAAGGGCGTTAGCAAACCCTTTTCAATAGGTTGATCACTCCTATCTATCCCGATGCAAAAATAGTAAAATTCTAAAGAAAGGGAAAAGTTATGAGTTATTTTTTTAATCCTTATATGATGGGATATAACGCTAACCGTTTTAAAGGAGTACATAGACTTGACTTTGGAGGAATACCGTTTGTTCGGACATCTTCTGTAACGACAGATACGACAAATTCAGAGGTTATCTATGGTATTAACCCGTGTCTGTTCAGACGATTGCCAAATCAAGGTATTTTGCTTTTAAGCGTAAATCATGTTCCTGCTGCTGGGTCTGATGCGTATCTTGTTTCTGTAGCTACTACATTGACAAATACCACATCAACATCCACAAGCAAGGTTCCTTTGGTGAACGGTTCTGGGGATCAGATTCCGTCTAGTGAAATTTCACAGGGGAATAAATACTTTGTCTATTACGACAAATGTAATGGGATATTTCAAGTAGTTAATCATATCGTTGCACCTGCTACTGCCGCACAGGCTAGAAGCACTGTAAAATGATATTAAAAAGTTAGAATAAGTATGTTTCAATCAATACGACAAGGACAGCAGTTTTTCATATTGCATAAAGGGGAAAACCCAAGATGTGATGTGGGCACTGTGGTAAGTGTTTCAAATCCTGTTCCTAAATATCAGAACGGATATACAGCATATCCTCTTCCGCAAAATGAAATGGTTGTGGATGTGAAAGTTAAGGTTGGAGATGATACTCTTGATTTTCAAAAGTTGCCAGCCAATCTTAGTATAGCAGACTTTTCCCAAGTAGGCGGAAATGTGGTTGTATCGGAAAGCAAGGATGCCATCAATGCAGAGATAGAAGCAATGAAAATAAGTAGTGTAAGGGTTGTGGAATCTGTGGAATACCATCAGAAAGTAATCAAAAGCTGCGATGAGATGCTTACAGCGTTGAATCCTGCATTTGCCGAAAAGGCACAGCAGGACAAGGAGATGAAGGAACTTAAAGGTGAATTGTCACAGATAAAGGATATACTTGCACAACTTGCTGCTTCTGGTATCAAATTGCCTGACGTGCAACATACAAACAATAATAATAACAACAATAAAAAATAAACACTATGGGTTGGAAAGTATATGGAATGGGCCGTAGCTTTGAAGGTGAAGATATGGACCGGGAATTAGAAAAAGCGTATAAAGAAGGTTATCGTGACGCTATGGAGGAAATGGATGGACGTTACGGTGAGCGTGGAATGCGTAGAAGAATGGACGATGATGGGCGTATTTGGGATGATGATGATGAGTACGGAGAAAGACGCGGAGTCAAAGGTACTGGTCCTTACGCCAGACGTAGACGCTAATTAAATTGGTTTAAGCCCGTAGTGGTTTGCTACGGGCTATCTTTTTAAAAACAAAAGCTATGGAAAGAACGAGATTAGATGTATATGAGAAACTTCCTTCGGGAATGGAAAAATATCTTGCAGAACACGGATGGAACTTCTCTAAGAAATTATGTGAATATGCCGTTTCCAAAATGAAAGACAGGAACGGAAACAAAATACACCCGTATGACAAGGATCAAGTGGAAACATTAATGAAGCAATTCAATGTTGAGTTGAAGAATGATGTGGAATACAACAAGGTTTATGTATTGAATATGGTACGTGCCGACTATATGGGTTCATCCATAGTCAATGAACAATATGCCTGTATGTTTGTAAAAGACTATCTTGACGATGTTGACGGAAGCCCTACCCGTGCTCTTGACGAGTATTATGCAAAGTGTATAGCCTGTGGAACACCTTTCTCTTGGGAGGATTATATCTGATTGCTATGGTACGCCAAAGACTATACATTGAAGAATATGACTGGACGGTTGATGTATTCTATTCTGTGGATAAATACTCTTATTTAAGAGCGATATACAGACTGGAATATATTGGCTGTCCTTTTCATTTGCTGAACAGGATAACGGATAAGATAAAGACTGAAAAATACAATTACGGTGTAACGTATTCAAACAATAAGTGCACTGTAATCATTATCAGTCACAGTACGTCTGATGAAGAATTTATGAATACACTAGAGCATGAAAAACAACACATGATTGGTCATATAATTGATCATTATGGCATAAAGCCTTCATCAGAAGAAGCCGGATACCTTGCAGGATATGTAGGTGCTTTATTTACAAAACCTATAAAAGACGAGATTTGCGATTGTTGTAAGAAAAAACTAAAATAAATCATTATGAAAAAGATTTTTATGGCTATGATTAGCGGAAAAAGCAAAGAAGAAGTATATGATATGCTTAACGATTCGGAAAAGGAAATCCTGTTCGGTATTGCTCAAAGCATGGGTATATCACGGGTAGAAAGAAGGAAAATGAAAAGAAAATACGAAAAGAGAAGATAGGCTAACTGCCTATCCTCTCTATTATCAGTTAAAACTTTGGTATAATTCAAGATTGTTGAAAACATAACACTCCTTATCCTTGACTTGCGGATACATGTAAGAGGGAATATTCGCTATCTTACGAGCATTACCCCAGTACGATGTCCAGTCCTTCACGTCAAACAGAAGTTGCGGGGTATCATAAAATAGGTTCAGTTCTCCTGTTGTTTGTACACCTTTATCCCATTTGCCTTCGTCACGGGCGATATATAGTTTAAAATTATTCATATAAGTTTTCTTTTCATAAGAGTGTTTTCTACTTCCATCCAATCAACAAACGGTCTGTTTGACAGGTTTACATCATATTTCAACGGACATCCCAATGCCGCATCATCAATGTATATGTGACAATAAGGTTTGGGTGATAGTGTCCATGTATGCTGTTCAGGATTCTCGTTTATACCGAACAAGGGAATGTTGTTGTCCATAAACCATTGTACGGCTTCCGACAAATACTTTCCTCCCTGTTTGTGTATGTTGTAATCATCGGAAGTCACCTCATCAATGTCACTTCTCATGGTAAACAGGATAAGTTTGTGTCCGTTATCAACCAATTTTCTCAATACAGGCACGGCACCTATGTCCTTGCCGATTTTGGGAAAGTCGTGTGTCACGACTGTTCCGTCAAAGTCAATTCCTATAATAGCCATAATTTTATTGTTTTAAATCAAATACAAGCCAAATATCCGTAGGCGGATTCTGTCATATTACCATGTTTATTAACATGGTCTACAAAATCTTCCAAAGGAACGGCATCTATCTCATTCCTTGCTTTTACAATGGGAGCACCGCCACCAGTAATGCTTACTTGAACGGTATCCCACGAAACGTACTTCTGACATTCTTTGGTCAATTCACTTTCTATTACTGTTAAACAAGTAAAGGCGGCATTATATTGTCCTGCCAATTTTTCTATCTTATTCATATTTGTTCCTTAATGCCTTCAATTATAGCCTTCTTTAAATTAACAAATAAAGGTATTGCTGACATGCCCCCATTGCAATCCAACTGTCTTAAAGAGGGGACAACCTCTCCGTTATCATCAATCTCATAATCTGCAATATAGGCTAGCTTCTTCGCTTCGGGGACCAATATCCTTTCATGAGCCGGGACCGTTATACAGACTTTGCTTCCAATAGGGAATACTTGGTTGGATTCAATGTATTCCTTTTCCAACTGAATTTTCTGATTCTTCAATTCCCTTATTTTTGAATCAATATCATTTTTCTTTGTCTGAAATTCTTCTTTGTTCATTTTTTTCTTGTTTTGAGTATTAATTTTTTTCAATGAAAGTATTGGTTGTATTCAACACTCCGGCTGAATCTTGACTTTTGCCATCTCTTATGAAGATTCCTTCTTCTTTCAGCCTTTCATAATCGATTTTATGCATAAGAATAACACTCGCATTGCCATCTATATACAGTTTGCATTGCATGAATTGAGTTCCTTTTACTTCCTCAATTACGTCTATTTGCATTGTTCTTTTATTCATAATTCATTCCTTTCTATACCGTTCCTTGAAAGTTCTCCACTCTCGTAAAGATAATTGTGGTTGTTTGCCTTCTTCATAAGGATATAACATCCAAGTCATTGATGCGTTACCTGTATTCACTCCAAGTTCTTGCAGGTGTTTTATTTTGTCAATAGACAGCACATTCTCCAAAATTTCCATCCGTTAAAATATTTTTAGTTTTATTCGATACGCTTGCAGTAATATATCTGTTAGTCGTTCTTATATCAGAATGACCAGCCATAGATTTTAGTTCTGCTTCTGGTATTCCCATATTAGCCCATCTTGTAATAGCTGTTCTACGTCCTGTATGTGTCTTGATGAACTGATATTTCGGTCCTTTCATAAGTACATTAGCCCGTCTTACAAATACCTGATTGTTTATACCTGCTCTACATCCAAGGGTTGGTAGAACTTCGTTCATTGTTGTCTTTAACGAAGATTCTATATTGTATTTATCGAACGATCTAACCTCTTTTATCATTTCTATAATCTTGGAAGGTACAGGAACCTCAACGTTCTTACCTGTCTTTTTTGATATATACGAAATAACATTTCCCTCCATCATAGAATCTTTCAATCTGAAAATATCGGAATATCTCATGGCAGTATAGCATTGTATCAGAAACAATTTCTTTACAATTTTTTCCGTAACGTTAAACGGCTCGACATTCCAGAATAATTCTATTTCTTCATCTGTAAGAGATATATTTGAAGGAGATTTTACGTTGAGTGAGATAATATAATCATTGATATATTTGCTCATCTCTTTTGATTCGGACAATATTCTTTTAAGCATTAAAAGATATGCCTTTTGGGATGATTCGCTTATCTTTCTCTTTGATTTTATAACATTGATCATATCATCTATCATGTCACGATTGACAGGCTTTTCAACGGACGGGACTTCCTTGAACGTAGGAATGGCATCATTAAAATCATACTCGTCATAAAGCTGATTGGTAAGATATGGCATTATATGTTTGGATAATGCTTCAAATCTTACCTTTCCGCTTCTTGTCTTTGTATTATTCAACTTTTCTATCAATACTCCTACAGTCATAATTGAAGGGCTATATTCGTTCTGAATTGTTTCAAGTCTGTTTTTTAAATCCTCAATCAACCTGTTCTGTGATTCTATAGTCTTGTTTAACCTATCTATTGTTTCAGCGAGAATCTGAATTGTTCTTTCTTCGTTTTCCATGAGTTATATATTTTTGTTGCAAAAATAATAAAACTGTATATTCGATAGGTTAAACAATAGTTATCAACTCTTAAAAATGTTTACTACGCCCATTAATTTATAATTACCCTCTTCATTAATGATACATATAGGAGCATTATTCTCAGGATTGGTATATGCCAATGTGACATAATCCCCAGGGAACACTTTCAATGCGTTAATCATCTTTTCAATATTCAGATTGCAATCCAAACGCCCTTGACAATATCCTTCAATTCCGACATTTTCCGATATTTTATACCCTGCATCATTTGTGTATGTTATATCCATTTTATTATCTCCCTCCCTGCAAACAAAATGTGATATATTATACACATCTGACATTACCTTTATTCTTGAAAGGGAATCTATCAAGTCGCTAGTTCTTGCTTTAATAAAGTAATTAAAGTTTGATTTTATATTATTTACCAATGGCAGGTAGTTTACAAACTTAACCTCCATCAGCGTACAATTAAAGATAGAACCGAAATCCCCATAATATATAGACATCACTCTTTCATCATCAGATACAGAAACAGTTACATTTTCTTCTGACAACATTTCAAGAAAGGATAACGCTTCCTTTACCGAAGTAGGCATTACATTTATGCACAAGTCCTTTGATATATCCGGCTGACATTCTATAACATCTCTTACAAATACAATCTTATCGGACGAACATATATCAATGCAATTATTGGAACAAATAAAATTTATCCCCACTCCACTAAGGCTGGTCACAACGTCACTGATATCATTAAATCCTATGTTCCTTTTTAATGCTCTATACAGATCATTCCTGTTCACGTTGACCCTTATCCCGGTACCACGCTTACCTATTTTAATATCAGGATAAGATTCCACATCTTCTGCAAAGAAAGACGCTTCACTGCCATTGTAAGAGAATATTATATCCTTATCATATATCTTTACCGTAACAATGGAATCCTTTACTGTTTTGAGTAACTTTACAAGTCTTATTCCGTCTACTGCAAACTCCTGCCCGTCATTGCAGTCTGAATCAATAACGGGAATAATCAAACGCATCTCATTGAGGTTGTTGTATGAAGTAACCTCTATCGCATTCTCTGATGCTATATATTTAAAACGAAAACATTTAAGTATCGTCAAGCCTGTATCGGAAAGGCAGGCTTTGGCTGAGTTTAACGTTGAATATAAAACTTTTCTATCAAAAACTATCTTATTCATAAATGTAAAATTCAAATGTATTCAATCCAAGAAAAATGTTCTCTTTTATCAAGGTAATCCATGTCGTTCTCGTTATCATAGGCTTCCTTCTCAAACGATATATTCCTATACGCATTACCTTTTTGTGTAAGCCTGTACAGCCATTCCAAAAGATACAAAATGTAAAACGGAACATACAAAAGCTCTTTCATTTGTTTTGTATGAATCGCTTCGTGATTGTAATCGCTTTCACGCATCGTACATCCTTTTCTTACGAAAAGAACCCCAAACAAATTTATACACTTGTACCCCTTGAATGGAATTATTTTGTTATATATAACTTTCATTGAAACAGCTCTTTAATTATTTTTTCAAAACTTACCTTTGTAGTGCTGTTACGCATACAATAATCTTTTATCTGTAGTGTATTTGACATTCCTGGCTGACCACGCTCAATAGCGTCAAGGATATTCCACAACATTTCCTTAGACCATACAAAATATCCTCTAAAGAAATATGTAGCCATCACATCAGCCTGTTCTATTATATGATTACGGTCATGGTTACTGTCAGGCATTTTAAGTTCTATGCCATATATTTTCCCATCATGTATATAAGCAAGGTCCGGCATACTTTTCTTTGCTCCTAGAGCACGAAACTCAGCCGACTTGTTACCACTTACAGCGGGATGGAGAAGTTCGGAAAAGAATGCCACAAGCAATCCCCTGCATCCTTTACCTTCCTTCTCGTTCCTGTAACTAACTACTATATCTTTCTGCATTTTCTTTTCTTCCGCAGACCGTTTTTCCTCAGCCATAATAAAAAAATTGTATTTGGCAAAGGTATCACGAAATGAGATATATGAGAAAAATAAAAGGTTAAAGTTTGTTATCAACCATCTCAAATCCTTCACACATATCATGTCCGCTGTTTCTTATCTTCATGGCAACGTTTTTTTCAAACCAAGGAATATAGCAGACATATCCAACAAATAAACCGTCTACAATAACCGTGTATCTATGCTTGCAGCGACAGCAGCAATACTCTCCGTTCCTGCAAGGCTTTGTGTTGCTATTTTGCAAGATCATCCAAAGAAATGTTTTCTGACAAGAAATCGTCCGTGCATTGTTTTACCACATCATCGAACCGCAAATCGCAATACTCGTCAATCCAGTCACCTATGAAGTATAGTTTGTTACTTCCTGCAATAATACCAAACAGAATAGGGTCTTTTCTTTTTTCCACCTCTTCTTTTTTCTTGTCAGACGGTAAATCTGTTCCGTTGTTATCAAAGTCGTAGTGGAGAATGACATAATTATCAAATATTTCATATTTGTCTATGTCCGTCTTTTTCCTAATTATGTCAAATGGTATGATTCTTGTATAGTCAGATATGTAATCAAGGCATAGATTTTTCGGACATCCTTTTGCAAACTTCATAAGATTTTCCTCTGATATAGCCTTGTATAATCCTTTGCTGAACAATATGCTTTCGTATTTGCATATCACCATGTTTCGGAACAGTTTTTCTTTCAAGGCGTGTTGACCGGATCTTTCAGCATAACCTAGCATCAGTATATAGTCTTTTATTCTATCCCTGTATTGCTTCATCTCGTTCTCTGTCTGTATCTTCACCTCAGAAAAGAAATGTATTACGTCAAACTTGGATCTTCTGTATTCATCTATATAATCCTTAATCTTTTTAAACCATGAGTTTTCCTTATGTTTTCTATCAAGAAGGAAGGGTCTTACTTGCTTGTGTTCCTGGTTTGTTTTTACAGAATCAAGCATTGTCGGTGAAACGGTAAGATTAAATTCCGCCACTCCTTCCTTGTCATTGCTTTCCATGTATTGTTTTAGGAAATCGTAAGACATTACACTTGGATTAGGATCTTTCTGCTCTATAACGGCATATTTGGGCAGATTAAAGTCAAGCCTTATAGCTTCATGAAACAAGGCAATTTTACCATCGCTGTTAAGTAAATTTTTTCCCATGATTAAATGTTTAAGTATTGTTTTATTTCTTTTTCTAACTTGTCCAATGTACTGTTTACCAATCCATCCCATTCTTTACCATAAACAGGAATATTCCTTTTTACTGTAGAGTGAAAAGAGATTTGATTCCCTAAAGGAAGATCAAAATACACAATAAAAGAAACTCTTTTTCCCTTATCCTCTGAGCACCCAAAAGATAACTTACTTTCGTTATATATTTCGATAAGTTTGTCAATCAAATCTTCTTTCTTTGCATACATCTTTTCCGAGTAGGGGAATGGAGCGTCTTTAGCCTTTATATTGTAATCTTGTATCTCCAATGCAACACGGTAAATTTTAGCCGTAAAATCTCCTTGTTTTATCTTTTTATTAAGCATTAATTTTACCTTTCTTGTACCTATGCCGCACATATTTTCACGTTTTAATTTTAGCATGGCTATTAATTTCCTGTTTTTCTCCAAGGCTTCTTTCTTTGCTTCTCTTTGTCTTTTACAATCTTCTATTACGGAAGTACAATCTTCTTTTATTCCGAAAACGTCCATTCCGCCAAAACAAAATGTTTCAATATCTAAGATTGTATTCTTTTCCATTCCAAGAAAATCTATAAGCCTTTTGTCTATGCCAAAAATATTCGTGTAATGTCTAAGATGTGATACGCAAACAATATATTCAGGATTATGGGAACATTCAATCTCATCAAACACTTCCCAAGGATTAATGTTGTTTTTCATAATGTTATTTTTTGTTTCTTTGGATATACCCACATATAAACTTGCTAGAATATCCGCATTCTTTCATGGCTTTACGAAAATCAGATTCCGTATTTCTGATATACAACTGCCGTATCGCCCAGTAAGTATTGTATCCTTTAAGTTCCGCATACTGGAAAAATTGCGTAGGTGTCATTTGCTCGAACTTTAAATCTCCTACCAGTTCTTGCAGTTCCGCGATTCTTATTTCCTTTTCGGTAGGATATACATATCCGCAGAAAGGGCATTCCGAAGCGGTTATGGCAATATATTTACCACACTGTTTACACTCTTTCACTCCTTGTATCCCTTCACATTTCCCCTTGTTGTGCCATAAAGCCCATTGACGTTCTTTCTCAAACTTGCCGAGCCGTGATATGTTACCACCGAAGTCTAGGAGAAATGCTTCCGTCTTGTTTGGGTGAAGCCGGATAGCCCTGCCGGTTGCCTGGATATAAAACTGAACGGATTGTGTAGCACGGTTTAATATGCAAACCTCTATACTTGTTTCATCGTATCCCGTAGACAATATACCACTGTTGCATATAACGGTGAATTTATCGTCATGGAAATCCTTGATAAGCTGTTCCCTGTTTCCTGTAAGATGCTTGTATTTTTCATATAACTCCAACTCATCCGGCTTGTTCTTGTCTATACCTGATATGAGGAATTTTGCAGGAATGCCAGCTTCATTAAATTCAGCACACATCCTTATCGCATTTGCCTGTGTGGCATCAAAACAGATTGCTTTCTTCATCGGGCAGATACGCATATAGTTTTCAATCACCCCCTTGTACTGTACAGACTTGTTGAACACTGCTCCCATCTGCCTGCTATCGAAGTCACCTGTACGATAATCGGTATTAACCTTAGACAAGTCGGGTGCATCAACCGTAAACGTTCTCAACTTGGTTATGTTTCCCCGGTCCATCATATCCTGTATCTGGGCAGTTTCTACAATCTCTTCATAGTTCATGCCAAGCTGCCTTTGGTTCCCACTTCTCATGGGAGTTCCTGTAAGACCTACTACATACTTGTCATCAAGCAAACCAGATTCAAAGAGAAAGTCCGCATCAGAGGTGTGCCCTTCGTCTATTAGGCAGAGAGATACACTCTTAACCCATTCAACCCATTCGGGCTTTTCTAGCCTTCTACGGAGAGTTTGAGCCATTGCGGATACTACTAGACCTTTGGGTATGTTCCTGTGCTTAGGAGAGATATATTCAGCCTGTATGCCAACTCTTTCCAACGTTCCCCCTGTCTGTGTCATAAGTTCAGATCTGTGGGATACGATAAGCACCTTATTCCCCTTTTCGACAGCACCTTTAGCCATAAAACTCATTATGACCGTTTTGCCGTAACTTACACAGGCTGAGAATATGACGTGTTTATGATTAGTCAGGGCATTTCTCAGACGGGTTATCCCCACCTCTTGGTAATCCCTTAGCCTGATTTCGTTTGTACTCATTTTCTTGTATTATTCTTTCAAGTTCGTTTTTCAATGCAATCACAAAAGCCATGCACTCTTCTCCTTCAAACTGCTTGACAAACTGCCTTGCGGCATCTTCGTAATCAGGAACACATTCCTTTTTGAAGTATTCCTCATTGTCTTGAAGAACCATCCAATCCTCGAAGTGGTGATTTGGCTTTTTCTTGAATATGTGAAGCAAAATGGCAGTGTCGCTATTTAGTTTGATCAGCTTCCTGTCATAGTTTTCAAAGTTGTCAACGTAATCCGTATTCATCTTCGTAAAACAATTTAAAGTTTCTCCATCTATGCCCGTTTTTCCCCTTACAGAAAGAACTGCATGAGCGTTGTGGCATACCTAATTTCCTCTCACAGTCACAACAGGCTTCAAAGCATAGGAATCTGTTCGTGCCATCCTCTATCGCAATGACAGCCCTTGTATTGTTTCTATGACCGAGATAAGAACCGTTTTCCTTTCTTTTTTTTATGAGTTCCTTCATAATAACTCTTTTCTTTTCACGTTCCTCATCCGATACTTCCCTTCCTTTCTTGAATCCGTAATTATGACCTTTGACGAACCTTCCTTTTTCGTCACGGTAAGATATTGGATAATCTATCCATAATTCGCTAATTGCTGGCATTGAAATCTAACTTTAGTTTTACAATTTCATCACTCATTGCATGTACTCTTTTCAGCCATGCCATTTTCCATGCTTCTTTTCCTATACCATATATACGATATATATCATCTCCTGCATCATCAAATTTGATAGGAGTGCAGCTTGTTGACTTACATTTCGTTCCGTCCATAAGTTCAACGTCACCTACACCCCCATTGAGCATGATAAAGTTGATATTGTTTTCTATGGCAAGATAGGGGATGATTATTTCATCCCCACGATTAGGTTTGTTGTGCTTGATTAATGTAGTCATGGCAATTTAGACAATAATTCTTCTTGAATAACCTATATCATTTTGGCATTCTACTTTTTGGGCTAATGCCTGATAATCAACGTGTTCAATAAATTATCTTATTTTTGTGTAAACTCTGCAATTACCTGTTACATATTTGAAACACCAACAAAGTCATTTACTTTGCTTATTGGGTATTTTTTCGCATCCCGTTCGTTGAATGAAAGATAAGATAGAGCCATTTGTAACTTATCCTCCATCCTGTCTATATCATCTTTATAATCGCTTCTGTTAAGTTCCCAATACAAAAGTCTTGACGGATCGTTAACTGGGCGTAAATCAAACGGATCATCATCAGATTTACCGTCATATACGATATAATACATTTTATCTACATCGGGATGGGAAAGAAAATGCGACATTAGCTGCCAATAGTATTCCTCTATCGCCTGTTCCTTTGTGGCTTCTCTCAAATATTCAATCTTACTTTCAGAAGTAAAGCATTTCACTTCGGCTATATAAGATAATTTACCATTGACATCAAATCCATATCCATCGGGAGAATCGCCATATCCATCATAGATATTATCGACAAAAACAATTTCGTCAAAATCATCCGCACAAGACATTAGTCTTGAGAACGTGTTATGGTTAAAACACTCTATAGCGTCTTTTTCATGATCCTTTCCCCACTCCATATCAGAAGTGGATATATGTCGGCATGGTTTGTTTAACCTTCTCTCCCTTGCAACCTGATAAAGATAAGAGATAGCTGTATCTCCGAAAGGAACATCAACTGTCTTTCTCTTTACACCCTGTTTTTTTGCAACCTCTAGTTCGGAAGGTGTCATTTCCCTTCTCCCGGAAACCATAATTTTTCCAATGGCGGAAGAGGTGATTTTACCACACCTCTTCATAAGCCATAATTTTTCTTTTTCTTCCGCTTCCATCATTTCTTAGTCGCTTCGTTAAACAATTTCATAGCTTCCGCATCCACATCATAGCTTGCCGTGATGTATCCAATGTCGCATTTCCCACTTTTCAATGCTTCCAATGCAGCCTTGAATTTATCAGAGTTCACTGTCATCTTCTCTTTCTGTGGTGGTGGCGGAACATCACGCCCTATACGCAATCCGTAGACCTTTCCTCCATCGCTTGGGTCACGTGTCAGTTCCTTGCATAATATGACACGGAAATCACGGATGGTTTCAGGATAATCAGTTTGAGCCAGCTTGGTAAGGCGTTTACGGTTCGTACTGTTCAACAGCATAGGTTTAGGAACAAGGTTTGTTTCTTTAAAGTAAGCAATCCATGATGGTTTCTTACTACCTTGTACCTTTGCATTCTCATCCCATACGATATGGGATATTGTAGCGATGATAGACTGACCGTTAGGAAGTATTTCTACTCCTACATAATCAGATTGACTTCCAGTTCTCCAATGATGGAGAACCTGGTTTTGTTGTTCGTTTGACATATCTATTAAATTTCACTAGGTAAAACTACAGTTGAATTTCCCGTTTTGTCTACAATGACGCTCTTTCCGCCTATGACAGCTTCCGTCTTGTGTCCACTTGGGTATTCCGATAAACAGGAATCATTTTCCGCCTCATACGGATATACATCCATGATGGCAGTTTCGGCTATGGATGAAATCACATAGTCTGCCATTGTGCCCTTCATTCCTTCGTCAAGTTTCTTTACAGCATCTCTCAAATCGGCTGCCTGAACAAGCATATAGCATGATGTTTTTTTCTCCGCTCCGCTTTTTTCGTCTAGCGTGATGTAATACAGTTTGCATTTAAACCAGCGGTCGGCTGCATCTTCCTCAGAGGGGAACAGTTCGCTGTAGTTGGATCGTTTAATGTCCGAAACAGTGAACTCGCCACTGATAAACGGTGTCATTTCCGATATAATACGTGCTTCCGCCTCAGTAAAGCTAAGCGCATCAACCAGGTATTGCTCACTTACTTTCTTACTCATCCCATTTTCTGCTACTTTTTCGTAGCGAATTTTACACTCAAAAAATGTTTTCATACAAAATATTTATTTAAAATTCCATTGTTCCATGTAGTCAATGTTTTCAGGAAATCCTTCTACCGATATATGGCTAAGGAATATCTTATCACTTTTTAAATTTGAGCCTCCCCATTCAGTCGGTGGGCACTTTTCATACTCTTCTTTAGAAACTTCACTTACGCTAAAATGAGGTTGGAATCCCCATCCTTGTACACTTTCTCCTAAAGGCATTAATGTGCATTTTTACACACATTTTAGAACGTTAACCCGTTCGGGGCGATACCAACGCCCACTATCGGCTATCACAAATGAATCACCGAATACTTTTCTTCCTATATTAAGCGCACCGTTCACATCGGCATTGATAACCTTTCCAACTGCCGACTTGAACAGACCTCGCTTGACACGCTTGCCGAGATAGCTATCATGCTTGCATATATCCTCCATAGCTAGAGCATCACATTTGCTAGTGTAACTTTCCTCATGTTCGATATAGTTGATACCTGCAAGTTCACACTTGTATCTAAGGCAGCTTCTCAACCTCGCAAAAGGGATGAATGTAAACTTCTGATTGTTTACTCCGCCCATATTGACGGATTTCTTCCATCCTTTGTTGTAGCCTACAGCAAGAGTGCCTACATGGTGTGATACAAGATAATCAACGATACGCCTGCTGGTCTTGTGCATCGCATCATTCATAAACCGTTCACGTTTCTCATACATCTTTCTCATCCTGTTTGTCAGTTTGTCTATCCCATGCCTGTCCTTTATGGATTGCAGCATGGATAATGTTTTGTTAAACCATCTGTTATATGACTTGACAACCTTGCCTGAAAACAGCAGAGCATTACATCCGCAAACCAACGTGGCAAGGTTGTTCACACCCAAGTCTATCGAAGCCATACCTGTACCGACATTATCCGAACAGACACAATCATATACAACCTCTATGGTCATGTATGTACGTTTTGGGATTATCCTAACCTGTTTGAACCGTTCTATTCTGTCCTTGTACTTCTCCCATTGCGGAACGGGTATTTTCAAGTCACGGTCAAGTATTATATACCCGTCATGTATCCTGCACGACTGGTTGGTATATATCGCATTACTCATCCCACCCCGTTTGTGATAGCATGGCAGTTCGGGCTTACCGTTATACTTCCCCGGATTCTTCGCCCAATCCTTTACAGCCTTGACATATCCCTTCATTGCCTTATCAAGCACGCGCAATATCTGTTGGGCTACGTGTGATTTCACAAGTCTGTAATTTACCGTACCTTCAAGGTTGGTGACATTTTTCATTATCCTGTCCAAGTCGGGATAGAACAGCCACCTGTCGTTATCCTTCAACTCGCTACGGACAATATACAACGCCTGGTTGTACAGGTTGTTCGTAACACGGCAGATAGCGCAAAGCCTGTCGGGATGGTTGATATCGAATTTATAAACTAATTGCATATTAGTCAGTATTATGTTTTGCCAGTAAAAAGAAGAACAGGGAAGCCGTACTGACTTCAGCTTGTCGGAAGGTAGCTACTCCGTTCCTATCCCTGTATGAAGCAAATATACTACTATATAATGACATTGGGAAATATTATGTGTTAAATTTTTGTAATAGTGTTCATTTGTTCATTAATGCCCCATTTATAAAGGGCGTAGGGAAATCGAACCAACTAACCATAATTGGGAAGTGCCAAAAATCATTAGTAAACTATGTAAAATCAGTCAATCCAAATTTAATTTTAATTACATTGATTATGGATTTATACTGCTTCTCGTAGACTGTTCCCGAATGTGTTTCCTCCACCTTCTTTTCAAATTCTTCAATGCTACCACGAAAACATCCACAGATTATTTCCACTTTCTTTTCTTTTGTCATATATGCGTGAGTGTGACGATTGCATGAGCCGAAACCGTCAAATCCGCAATGCTCGTTGTCGTTTTCTATATCAGCATCTCCGGACACCCAAGCATTGCCGGACACCCAAGCATCGCCGGACACCCGAGCATTGCCGGACACCCGAGCATTGCCGAACACCCAAGCATCGCCGGACACCCGAGCATTGCTGGACACCCGAGCATTGCCGAACACCCGAGCATTGCCGAACACCCAAGCGTCATTTTCTTGGTCTAAGTTCCCTTCTTTCTCAACATATCCTCCAAAATCACCTTTTTGGGCATATTTGAAAGATTTTGTACACTTGATTTGGAATAACTTTATTCCAAAAGAATTGATTACAAACTTATCTGTTAGTATAAATTTCTTTTCCATGCTTCAATCAAAATTGAAATTATCATCACCACTTGGTTCTTCGTCCGGCATGTCATTACCGAAATCTATCGGAATAAACCAGTCTGAAATGTAGTCTTGCATGATTTAATCCTCCTGTTCCTGCTTAAAATATTCGTACTTTATTTCCCCATTTATGATCATGTCCATAATTTCTTTATCGGAAGATGTGGCTATCTTCATCATAAACTCATCTTTCTTCACCTTTTCAATATCTTCATTTTCAGTATTCCCCACCTTTCCCACCTTTTCCATCTTTTCTGCCTTTTCAGACATATAAGACACAGCATCTTTAGCTATTTTCAAGGCATAATCTGAATCGTATAAAGACATCATGGATTGAATGTATATTCCGTTAATCCTGTCAAATATCTCCTGTTGGGGAAGGCTTAGAAACTTTGCCGTATTCGCTCCCATCATCACCTTTATCTGCCAAGATGTTTTTATATTCACTATGTGAAGCCATCCCTCTTTGATAGGGCTTTTAATAATATAAAAGTCACCTACAATATATCCTTCGTCTATATCTTTCTTTTTCATAACTTGTATTTTTCCAAAGCAAGAATCATTTTATGATCTTCAAGGGCTGATTTTATTGTATCGTCAATCATCTGGTTATGCGTTTTAGAATTTATATCCAATTCTGAAACATTACATCCGTTATCAATCTTATTCTGAATACTGAAATAATAATTTCTTATTTCCAGCACATTCTTATGTATCTCTTCTCGTGTCATTTCCTGGGCAAAAATTTATTTTTAACAAATGATAAAAGCATCACGGATATTTCATCGGCATATCTTGCAAAATCATCCTGGTATTTCTCGTCAACATTGTTATCCATCCATAGTATTTGATTCTTTGCCATAGTACCTACCTTTTCAAGCGTTTCAAACATTTGAAGGCTAGATCCGGGGAGTGTTTTCTTTAGCATTTCATTCAACTCAATGGAAGATGAGTGGATAATATCAGCACAGAAAGCAATGGCGTTGACATACATCATCCAATCCATTTTCTCATCATCAGACATCTTCTTGATAATATCCATGCCCCTTACATATTTACCGTCAGGATAAGCCTTGATATATGCTTCCTGGAACTCCTTTATCTTAGCTGTTACACGAGAGCACTCAACCATACGGCCTTTCTTGATAAGATCGTTCTGCTGCTTGCGCAACTCCTTCATCTTTTCCTCTCTCTCACACTCCTGTATTAACAAATGTCTTTCCATCTTCAATTATCTTCTATTATTTTTATAAGTTCTTTAAACTGGTCCGCAATTATCTCTAGTTTTCCCTGTATCTTCTGATTCATATTCCCGTCCTTGTAGGAACTCTGAAATCCTTCATAACGTGAATCAATGCTAGAATAGCAGAATGAATCAGACGTGATGTTTACCATCGTATTGTCACCGTCTATGAACGGTTCAGGTATGTCTACTTTTATCATCATAGCAATCCGAAATAACTGTCTAGTTTTTCAATCGTTTTATCTCCATCAGATAGGACATACTCAATTACTTCACGTCCTGAAAGTGTTACTCTCAGTTTGTCCACAGGCTGAACATTGGCTATACCTTTAGAGTAATTGTTATAATGAACAATCTCCCATCCTTTTATGGATGATAGCATTCTCCGTTTGCCACACAAATTTATAGCTTTTGGAGTAAATTCCTTCTCTTTCTTATCCATAATCAATCGTTTTTAAACTTTTTAAACATCTCATCTCCCAACACTCCGCTAATGAACATGGTAAGTTCTACTTCCCATTCATCTTCCTTGCCCTTCACGAACGGATAAGTAAGCTGATGCCATTCATGGTAATCAAACAGCTTCATGCGAAGCGGATAATAATCAAACATTTTCTTGTTTCCATAAAACACACGGATATGATTTTTCTTAATCTCCGTGTAAGACAAACCATAGTAATCCAGTATCTGGTAGAATTTGTCCATAGGGGTAAAATTACATTTCATAAATTTACTTGCGTTCGTTTTTCAGTTAATATACTTTTCCTTTTATCTATCAACCGCAAATACTTGCAATTAATAGAGCCTTTATTCACTTTAGTTCCGTCCAATTTCCTAATATCAAAGGAACCATTACTTCTTCTTCCAAAGATGTAATACAACTCTTTTTGGTATTCAACCAGGTCAAACAACCTAAAACCTTTTACCAAGAATGGTGCTTGATTGAGTTTCTTTCTGCCACCTTTCAAGAAATTAGCTTTGTGTATTTGCCTGTTTTGGCAACGCACCTTCTTCTGATAGAAATAATAACCTAAAGGTTTAGCCACAGGATTACCACTGATACACCTTGCATCAACATAATGCTCTTTAGGGAGATTATTAGTGATACGGGTATTCTTCGTGATATAGCCAAAAGTCATACTTACATTAGGATAGATATTCTTTAGTCTATCATACAATTTCCATCGCATAATCCCCATAAAGGCGGCATCTCTAAATGACTTTCCACGCTTTACATTTAATTCAAACTCACCTCTATGATATGCCTTATGGCAAGTTTCGCAAAGGGTAATCAAGTTGTTTGGGCTATCACCTCCAGTCTTTCTGCTCTCTATGTGATGCACATTCAATACTTCATCTTTACTCTTACTCTTACAATGTTGGCAAATATGATTATCTCTAAATAGCACATACTCACGCACATTGAAGAAGTCAAGTTGTTCTCCTTGCTGGTATTCAACGCCAGATATACTTGGATTATTAATCTTCTGTATATCAAAGGAAGCCGTTTCAACTACGATATTAGTTATCGGTAGGAACTTATGTATTTTCTCTACAACAGTCAAATGAGTTTGGATTTTGTTTTCAACAGATGGTGCCAGCCAACCTTTACGCTTGGAAGATACCCTGTTATTGAAACGAGCCTTGCGATAACGAAGCCTACTCCTACGGGTTCTTCTTAATTCCCTACGAGTATATAGCTTATCCACAATATCGTTTCTCAATTCCACATCTGCTGCATACAATTCTTTTTCACTTGTTGTTGCTGAAATGCCGATATGCTTGCTACCAGCATCTACACCCAAACTTACGGGCTGTGTATAATCTGTTGTGTCATAATCCAATTGAATTGTGAACGGAATACGGCACACAACATGGGCTAGACTGTTTTTTAACAGCCTTCTCACCTTACCAAACCTTTCGGTTGGCATAAGTGCTTGTCCTTGTTTGTTAATTACGTAAACCATTTTTACTATAAGTCGAATTTCTCCGTTAAATGCTCATCGACAATGTTATGGAGAGGTTTCCCGTCAGTAACACTATTCCTACCCCACAGAATTGTTTAATCACTGACCTTAGAGCAAGAGGCTTGAGCAAACACCCCTTGGTAACTATATATTCTCTCCTAACGCTTAGTCTAATCAACCTGGGATTTTATCCTAATGGGTAGTTGATCTTTTACGAAGGGTATTTTCTTTCCGGCATTAATGTACATCTTTACATACATTTTAAAACGTTAATCCAACGCCAGCTATCGAATTTATAAACTAATTGCATATTAATCAGTATTATGTAATACGAAATATTATGTGTTAAATTTTTGTAATGGTGCCCATTTGTTCATTAATGCCTATTACAATATAAGGACAGAATACAATCATCATTATTTCTAAAAACTTTTTCATTGTCTTATCACTTAATGGTTAATAAAATCGGGGGAACGCTTTCCCCCTAAACTTTGATTATAAATATGCTTGCTTCTACACTCAAACATGATGCAAATATAATCAATAAAATGACATACTATCAAACATTTTAAAATACATATTATTTATTCACATTTATTAAAATATTCCTTAAATACGTTTACATTGTATGTGTTTACCTGGCAATGGTTATCGTCAAAAATCTTTTTTATCTGATAACCTAGCTTACAAGATATTACTTTCATCTTCATCCGGCTAATCTTTTTCCAGTTGACACCGTTTTCCTTTGCCCATCTTTTGATACTATACCATTCATTGGATTCGTTTGGTTGTGGCTTTAACGCTTGATTCCTTTCGTACTCATCAGCCCACGCCCTGGCAGCTTCGGCAGGATTGTTGAAGTTTGGTAATCCGTCCTGTATAGAATAACTACCTGTATTTATAACTGATGGAACAATTTCATCAAATATCCAACTTTCAAATTCATCAGCTCTAGGCATTTGGCTTTTAGCAATCAGGCGATATATATTCCCTTCACTAATAAACTTCATTGATTTCATTTGTATAGCTGGAGTTCCATCCGCTTTCAATCCAGTTTGTACCCCTACTTCCCGAATCGTTATGGAGGATGGTTTACAGTGATCTGAAATAGCTTTTGACGGATTTGAATACTGCAAAGATGTTGCAGCGTCTAATCCACAAAACCAACTTTTACCATTTTGAATAAACATGCGAATTTTACCAAACAAAGGATGTTCATAAACCATAATTTCGCCCGTTTCGTGTGCCAACGCTGTTTTAGCGGTACTATTGTTCACGCTTAAATAGTTTTCATTAAACTGTCGCATAAATAAAAAAAAGAAGCAGAGATATCTTCAACTTGCGACAGTTATACATTAGACTTATGAAAAATGTATGAAGAAACCTCTGCTTATATTTTAGGTAGCAGCTATCATTATAAAACAAAAAAGTCCAAAAACTATCGCACCGCAAAGATACATAAAGTTTTCATACTACCAAAAAAAATCATTATTTTTGCAAAACAATTAAAATGAGTAATATATGGTAAAGAAAGTGATTAGGGTTAATGTTAAATCCCCTAAGGTAACATCAAATAAAAAGGCATCTCCCATAAAGGTCAAGATAAATATGAAGAATACGGGAGGATTACAGCCAACAGGAAAACAGAAATTATAATCTACAACAGTTTCTAAAACCATCAGTTATAGATTGATGATTATTTATATTCCTATCTCCGAATCGTTGATGTAGATACAATGCAATAAAGAAACATACAGTTACAAATCCTATTGATATATACGAATAAAACATAGTGCATCTCACATCCTCAAACACCACATTATTAAATACAATATCTAGTATTGCGTATATCAACATTTCAATAACAAATACTCTATGGTATATACAAAATAAAAATACCTTTGACAATACATAGAACAATATTGCATTAAACAGTTTGGCGTTAAAGAATATGGTAAGGTACTTGTCCGAAAACGGAGTGGCATACTGAATATACTCCAATGTATCACCATCATAATACTCAATAATATCACCTGTTCTAACAGAGTGTATAACCTCACACTGATGGACAAGTATAGCAAGACAGAACAATATAGGATAACATCTTATCACCCAAATAAGAAACGTCCTGTAGAAATTGTTCAAACTTTCCTCTAGTATTTTGTCTTTCATCTTACTCTCCTTGATAAGTTTCTAATAATTTCTTCTTTCGTCCTTCCTTTTAACAGGTCAAGATCAATTGTTGCAGACCCTACCTTTATGCAACCATCAGATATGTATTGCTGCACACGTTCGTTCACAAGATAGTCCGCACCAAGCATATCCAATTTGGACAGTCCTTTCACATCATTGCTCCTGCTTAATACAAATCCTCCTATCGTTCTCCAGATACGTCTATATTGGCTTATCCCGTCCTTTACAGGCATGATTATGTCGTTTTCAAACAAGGGTATTCCGTTCATGTCAAACACGCCTGTAAACCATTCTACAACACAACCACTGCTATCTCTTACACGCCCATAAGCATCTATGGATACATCGTCAATAAGAAGTTCATATCGCCCCGTTACTCCATTAAATATACGGAGTAACGGGAAATCAATGTCATTTCTTCCCATTTCCCTTAATCGCTTCAATGCATTCCTTTACTCCATCATCAAAACCATGCTTGTACCCCTTAGCGTATTCTCCAATGTTATACACCGCCATTGCAAATACAAACAGGATGATACCTAAAGCCTTATGCCAACCGGGCAGCGATATGGAAAACGGTTTGAATGTAATTGTTAGATCGCCAACCCATAATAGGGCGATAACACATATAATTATAAATATAATTGTTTTCATAATCAATATTTTTTTCCGTGAAACATAGGTCTTAGTTCATTGTATCTCATCTTCTGCTCAATATGCCATAGCAAATCTATGTCAAGATGTTTGGAAAATGCAAAGATTGAAAATATCATGTAATTTACAGCCGTAGAAAAATCACTATAATATTCAAATGGTATGACAGATATAATATATATCGCTTCTGCAAAACTAAATTTACTGTACATATAAGCAATATCATCTATATATTCAGAGTTAATATCCTCACTAGCAGATTCAAGGCTTATTCCTCGAAGCCCTGCAAGATCAAGCAAGCGTATAACTACTTCGCTTAGTTCGTCTGGAAGTGTATCTTTGATATATTTTTCAAAACAATATTTAAAATTGGCATCATCGTGCGGTTCTTCATTCTCATAAGAAGATTTAAAAGATTCCCTGTCGGCACGTTTCCCTTTTCTGTCCGCTTCCACAGCTTTCCCAAGCCTGGAAATGATAAGGCAAAAGAAGTGTTCGTTACTCAGTTCTTTATCGTGAAAACCGTGCTCGCAAGCTGTTTTGTAAGCACGATCCCGTAGTTCGTTCAAATTAATATTGCTCATTCCCTTATTCCTAATTTAATTTCTTCATCCTTGATTATTTTCCCAATCTTATCGGCTTCTTCATACCGTTCCTCTTTTATCAACAGTCTTTGCAATTCCGAAAGCTGGTTAATGTAAACAATATCGTTACGATCTGACACATGACGGACATATCTTTCTATCTCATCCAGCTTATTCTCCATGCGATGCCACTTTCTTACCAAAATTAAAGTAAATGCCAGAGCACAAACGTTTAATGAGGCAAGGATGAATTTAAATATTGATTCCGCTATTTCCATAATCATATAAGTTTTAATGCTTCCTGTAATCCTGCTTCCAGTGCTTCCTCGTAGGTATTATAACGGATAATAGGCCTGTCAGACAATCCTATCAAGTCATGTCTCGGAATTGTCAGTATATCATACGTCCAATAGTTTTCATACATATAGGATATTTCGATATGCAGGTTCTTGGTTTCACGCAGCCACTTTTGTGCAACGGATTGAGTGGGACGACTATAACACAATTTTGGCAAATTCTTATTCGTTCGGAACACAGATTGCATTATCCGATTATCGTCTTCTTTAATAATATCTTTGCAATACTCATTAAATCCTTTCTCTTTCAGCAACTTTGCTGTTTCCAATGTTACAAGTTCTTCGGTCATAACTATTTCTTTTTTAATTCATTCAACACTTTCTTTACTAATTCATAACGTGGTAATTGCCAATCCTTCGCAATATCATCTATTTTATCGTCATAATGATTGTCGTAAACATACTGATTAAGTCTATCAATAAATCCATCATCGTCAAGTCCTTCATCGCAATCATCAAACATATCAAGTTCACAGGCTAACTTGGAACATTCACAGTGGGATACCCAGTCATAAATACAACCGTCATAAACATTGGTCTGTCTGTTGTATTTTTCTCCAACGGAAATTACTCCACCGCAAAAATTGCACCTGTGCTCTTTACGAGCGACAGGAGTTTTATCCCTTAACACTTTCATAGTTATTCTCCTTTCTTCTTTTCACATTCTTCACATTCTTCACAATGCAGCTTGTAAGCATGGGCAAACATTCCTAGAGTAACAGGCTCAAAGTGAAAATCCGCCTGTTTATCTTCTATGACAACTGAAATACATAACTGACCGTTGCAAAAGTCAATATATGCTTCACCACCTCCATCTCCGTTAATGGAAAGTGTTTGTGTCTGTACGCTATTCATAATTATTCTCCTTTAATCTTTTAATTAGGGCATCAGCGCAATTAAGCGAATATTTAGCGACTACATCAGAATTAACACCATAGTCGTTTGCTATAACAATTTTAATAATGTCTTTTGCCAATTCGTACCTACGTTGTTCCCAATCAATGTTTTCACTAAAGAAATTAAGTTCTGACACCTTGATATACATGTTTCCCACCAATGCAGTACCATCATCATATAAATCCTTAATCTCTACAATTTCTCCAGTTGATTTTACTCTTGCTTTCATATTTAATTTTCTGATTTAATAATAGTACCAAATGAACGATACCTACGCCAAACCATATTTCCACGTTGAATACTAGTAAGCCAATCACAAGCCTTAAAAACTTGTCCTACATTATATAAAAATGGTCGTTTTTGTATTTTTCTTTTTATTCTTGCTTTCATTGTTCCTCCTTTGTTTTAAAATGTTCAATCAGTTCGTTTACGGTGGCCTTGTGATAACGTCCTGAAATAATGGTTGCATTATCCCAATTTTCATCCCAAAAGAAGAAGCTACCTTTAGGTTCTATGAAATAATGGTCATTACCAATAGCATCACCAAAAGAAACGCTAAGTGAAGATTCTGCTATAAACCACTGCATATAGTTACTATCATCCCTTAATGCAGCGATAGCCAGAAAAAGTTCTTCATTCGTTCCGCAATCAATAAGACCATCTATTTCTTTAAGACCATTTGTATCATAATCGTCCAATGAATAAACCGAATTAACTCCAAATACACAAGTAAATAGATTATTCCAACCTAAATATGGATTACAATAATAGCCAAGTTCTTTTAATCTATTTCTAATATTAGCAGTATTTTTGCGTATAAAACACTGTGTTGTAAATTCCATAATTATTCCTTCTTCCCAACTTTAACATATCCGTTTTCAATGCACCAGCACAGCATTTCATAGACTGCATCAATGAGTTCTTTACTCTCTGTAATCTTTATTATTGACCTAGAATAAGGTTCCATATACAAGCATGTATAGCTATTTGCAAGTTTTTGGATGGTCAGCACTTGATTGCCGATGAAGCAAGGCAGCTTATCGAGAATGTCCTGTAAGGTGTAAGCAGGGTACACATTATCTTCACTAAATAGGCTTTCACTCCAAAACGATAAATCCCAAACTGAATTAGGTATTCCATCAAGTATTTGTGGATGCCACAAAAGCATACTTGTATTTCTTAATTCAATTCCAATCTTCTGTAAATGTTTTATCTGTCCAACTGACAATACCTGTTTCATTTCTTTTCCTCCTCCATTTTAATCTCCGTTACTTTACCACGACTGACAAAACACTGACCTATTCCCAAATCGAGTAAAGCACAATAGTTATCGTCTAAAAGATTAGAGCATTCCTGGCATAAGGAACATTCATTACAAAATCCTTCTGATGATTCATGCAACACTCCATCTATTATTATTCCGTTCTTTACTTTCATACCGTTCATTCATTAGAAGTTACACCTAAACATAATACTTTGTCAGAAACGCCTATATCGTCAAATTCCAAAGTTAAATACTCTGTATCGTAAGGATAAGGGTATCTGCAATTTTTCAATTCTTCATCCGTCAATTTGCGTCTGATACGCATCTCTATTTCAAAATCATCGGAAAGGTTCTCTATGATTTTTCTAAGTTGTCCTACGTTCTTTACTTCCATATCTCAATCTCCTTTCTCTTTAATCCGTTCAAGTACATCTCTGTTAGCTTCGAGTATATCATCGAAAGACGGGATAGGAAGCCAGGCCAACACTTCCTGATGAAGTAAAACGCCTAAAGCGTCCGTAGTTCCATATTCACGTCTGAATTGTTCCGTATTGAAATCATCACTTTCTCTTGTATGCCAAAAGCCATCACTCCTTAATTCTCCAATTTGCGGAAGGCCTATAAAGCCATCTCTTTTATCACGGATAGTGACAAGCACCCAATCATATTTTGGCTTCTCTGGCAACCGTTCTTTAACGCTTATCCAAGGAGATTGCTTTGACTGCCACTCTACACCAGAAATAAAAGATTCATAACTCTGTTTATGCATTCCATTAGTAAATCCACTTATTGTACCTTCGGTATCACATATTTCAAAATGCGCCTGATGCTCCTTCGCTGCATCTTCTACTGTCTGTTTCATATTAAAATACTATTTTAAAATCCTTTCCTTTTAACGTAGGAAGCCTGTCGGTAACAAACTTCTCCAGTTCCTCTTCGTCTATCGGGAACAACGGGCAGTATTGGTATCTGAACGTATGTACAAACCGCCCGTCAAGCATTACATCAAAAACCAGTGTTTTCATAATTTATTAACTTTTGTCCATAAACTAAATTCGGTATAGAGATATTTCCATATATCCCTGTAACGGTATTTGTCGTTTGGGTATTTGCAACGGACACAATAATCCGTCTTGTATAAAACTTCGTATATTACTCCCCTGTGTTCAAACAGTTCGTCTATGTCAAGGGTTCCTACTTCTACCTTTTCCATTACCGTAAACAAAAAATTGTGTAAATAATAACAAATATGAAGTAAGATAATGTTATAATCACCCACTTCCAAAACTTATATTTATCCCTTTTTAAGCCATATATGAATGTGGTCAATACAAGGGTAATAAGTATAAAGTATATTGCAAAGCTGATTCCGTAAAATGTATTCATCTTTTTCTATGTGTTTTAGGATTCTTGTTTCTTTTTCTACGTTTCGCAATCTGCTTTCTGACACACCTATCGTCCTTGATACGGCATTTCGTTTTAGGTGAATCAAATGAAATCATATCAAAACCTTCAACAACAGGCTCATTGTAATATAGAATAGACGTTTCTTCATTATCAATCTTATCCTTATCCGTTACTATAACAGCATCACAATCACTGTTTCTAGCTTCCTCAACAGAATCATAACGTTCAAGGGAATATCCTGTTTCCAAATTTTCGAATAGAAGGTATTCGGATGAATTTATCATTGAACCTACAACAGCAATTTTCTTAGTCATATTTTATTATTTTTATAATGATTACAATACTTAGGAGTTTTCCTAGCCGTTATTCTCTTTTGTAAAGCCATGCAATACATAAACGGACAGATATACACTCACTACAATGCGCCTCTAAATTCATTATTTTTGCCATAACAATTACTCCTTTACCAGTTCTATCGTAGCGTTCGTAAGACTAACATACAAGTTCACCTCCGACATGGTTCCATCTTTCTTCACCTTGCTAAACAATGGATTAATATTATCAAGAAAATCAATTATATAATCTTTAACATAAGCGTATTGTTTTATTTCGGGGACAGTAACACTTTCTAAGTTATATAATCTTGTATATGTAGATGCAGGAGTGATAATACACACCTTGCTTCCGATAGGATACTTCACATTGGATTCAATGTACTCCTTCTTTAATTTTATCATTTCGTTATTCAATTCTCTTATCTTTGAATTGATAATTTCTTTCTTTGATTTAAATTCTTCTTTAGTCATATACACACATATTTAACATTCAGACAAAATCTGTAACACAATAAGCCATACAATGACAATCATCAATCGTCCAACATATTTCCACATATAGCTTTCATTATCATAGCAAAAACAATTCCAAAAAGCATAAAATCACTCCTTTCTAACATTATTGTCCACCCACCTCATTGCGCCATTTAACGCATCAGTTGTAGACCTGTAAAACATATCTACAAAGAGAACCATCCGTTCACCTTTTATTATCCGGTACATGAAGTCTTTTTCTCCTGTGACCTCTATTGTACAGCCCTTGTAAAATGTGACATATTTATTTCTCATACGACAAATATATATATTATTGGTTTTCCAACAACTTTTTATTAACTTTTATTAAGCGTTTTTCCCAGTCGTTCAGATTGTCACCCGTATTAATCTTCTCCATAACCGAAGCTATATCAAAAGATTTACATTTTTCATACAGATCACTCATTGTCGTTCCTTGTATGATAACTCCGTTCTTTTCCCCGGAAAAATATCCGTCAACACTCTCTATCACATCCCATTTCCGTCCTTCCAGGATAGCTTGTTTATTGTTCGTTCCCATTATATTTAGCTATTATATTATTCATTTCATTGTTCTTGGCTTCCGTAAGACCTAATTCGGATATATTTTGAAGCGCAATCTCACATTGTTGACTAATGTATGAGATTTCATTGACATCAATATCACGGTTATCGTATATAAACGCTTTCCCTAGCTTAACAGCAAGACCTTGACATATATTCCCGGCAACTTTTTCAGCCGCTATAATGTTAAAACAAATAATTTGCTTAATACTTAGCTGATTGCTCGTTCCCATATTCTTTTGTTTTTAAGTTAGTAATCAAGTTCATTTGAAAGTATTGTGTACTTGTTGATACTATCTCTGTATGATTCAAATAACGGACAATCTTTCAACATAGTAATTTAATGCGAAAGAATACTTTTTCTTTAGTTCATTCTTACTTTGTTGTTTATCGAAGTATTCACTACATGATGATAGACTTAATGATAATAAAGCCAAAATTTCAATTCGTTTCATAATTCAATCATTTAATTGTTAGTAATAGTTCCGCCCGTGGAACTTGCACCACTTGCAAGGCGTTGAACCTTTGGCGGATAATTCGGCTTAAAAACCGTTGTACCCAGTCATCTCCTTCAATGTCCCACACACGATCCAATTTGTTATCGCAAACAACGATTCTACAAGGAAAATGTATATCATTATCTTATTTAAATTAGTAACTTGCTGTATATATACGGACAGGGACAGGCGCATTATTCTCCTCTGTATATTGGTATCCAGTCTTCATATTCCAATAAGGGGAAGAGCCTAAATACTTTGTCATACTGTTGCTATAACGTACGTATATTCCGAAATAGTACATGAACTTGCCGCGCTGCCTTGTATATCGGCTTATTCGCTTCCATTGCTTGTTTAATTATTCGGGTGTCTTTGTTCTTTCCATATCCTTTTTTTGTTTTAATAGTTAATCACCTTCTGTTATCAGTACGGGCGAGTTTTCATAAATCACATACCCGTATAATTTACCGTCTATTTCTTTGCCTTTCTTTGGCTGGTAGTCCCTTCCTTGCACGTAGAAATTACCATCAAAAGGGTATGCGTTAATATGCTTATGCGGTATGTCAGTTGCACACATTCCAACCCAATAAGGGTATTTAAATAATTTCCCGTCCTTATCCCTTGCTATATAGAATTTCGCTAAATCTTTCTTATTATCGAAAAATACGGTTTTCTCGATGATAGGTTCGTATTTGTGATTCACAGCAGATAAAGTATAAATCATTCCGATAATTTTTACCCCGTTCAAATTGCAGCCGTTAGTAAGTCGTTCTACCTCTTCTCTTGCTGCTTCCATCGTTGCGAAAATGCAGGTATATAGGTTTTCGCCTTTGCCCAAATAGGCGCGTACTTCGTAAATCATTGTTTTTGCTTTTTAGTTATTAATAGTTCCCGGTAGCGGTGGCGATCCGCTTGTTGTTCCCCATACCGGGAAAATATTTCACATTATTTCCGCTTTATCTTAATTCTCTGAATGAAACCGTTTCAAAATCGCTCTTGATAATCTCTATCTGTATAGGCTTAACAAATCGGTCTAATTCCTTGCGTATCTCTTTCATTTGTTCAAACGGTACGGTTACAATGTTTCCAGCAACTAACAAATTGCGTAAAATGCTATCTAAATTATTGTATATTTTTGTAAAACTCACAATACAGACCGTACAGATCTATTATATCTGAATCAGTTAGTATTCTCCTTAAAACTCTTATTACTCTAATTACTCTCATTACTCGTTCAAATATGACTTAGGAAGCAAAGGGAAAACTCTTAACACTTCATCAAAACGCACGTTCCCAAACTTTTCGATATATACGGAAAAATAACGTTCACTCCGACTACGATCAATAGTTATGAAGCTAGGTACGTCCTTTCGATTTAACGTTTTATAGTCATTTGCGTGTTCTCTTACAAACTTAATCAATTCGGGCGTATCTAGGTATATTTTGATTATTTTTTGCGTCCTGGTGCCGTTATAATACGCTCGTTTAACTTGTTTTTCGGGTAACTTGTGCCCGTCATAGCTTTTCCAAAACTTAATATTTTCCTTAATAAAATCCAATGTACCAATATTTCTACTAGCTTTAAACGTTCCTATCTTAATACTTTCATTTTCAAGGATAGGATATAATTCTTTTTGTATATTCTGTTTTTTCATAATACTAATTATTTAGATAATTCGTTTAACACTTCGTTGAGATTTGGCAACACCCACGTTTTTAGGTATAATTCCAGTCTTTCCCTAACATAGTTTGCTGTTTCTTCGTCAAACGTAAGGCAATCGCCTGGTACTATTGGTTTTTGAAAGCATACTACCTTATTATTATTCATTACATTGCTTATCTTAGTAATTGCCTCCTGTAATTGTTCTTTAGCGTATTTCTTTTTCATAGGTCATTATAACGGTTTAATTATTCATGAATGAATTGAATATGTGTTTTTTGCTCATTCAACGGCAAAGAATAAAATTCGTTTTCGCTTATAATCTTACATTTGTTGTCTTTGCAATATATTGTTTTTGATTGATTAATAGGTGAGTTTTACCAATACACCCACATTATATACAGGTAACTGTTTTGCGTACCTGGTACGACCGTCTAGGGGTGTTTCCGTGATGGTTAGCTCTAGTAATTCGTGTATCGGTGTATTCCAGATAGATTTTTCTAGGGCTTCTATTTCCTTGTATCGTTCTGATCCTGTTTGTATTCCGTTCGGACCGTGATAGAATTGTTTAAAAAACGGGTGATCCTTGTGCCTGCATACGAAATGGTAGCTTATATACTTTACTGTTTTTGAAGCCGATTTGCAAATATATTGGCTACCTGTTTTGCTGTTTTTTACTATTACTAGTATCATAATATTTTTTGTTTTATGGGTAATATATCGGTATTGATTGAGATCTTTCAATAGAAGGCTTTATTTTGCCCTCTATTGGTGTTTCTGAATGGAGTATTGCACACTGTTAAAAATATATTTGGCGTGTTCATAGGCTGTTTCCTGTTTTTCCTGTTTTGTGGGTGTTATTCCATCATACTTGTATAACAGTTTGGCGGCCTCTCTGATTATAGTTTTCATTGTGTTGCAATTGGCAAGGTGTTCCGCTTGTGGTTGTACGCCCTTGTTTGATTTTTTGATTATACAATTTTGCAGCCATGATGTTATATTGTATATTTCCCGCGTATTGCGTATATACATTGCTAGTAAATTGGGTACATCGTTTCTTCTTTCCATAATGTTACATTTTTAAATTGTTATTATTACTTTCCTTGTTTCTGTTTTTCTACATAGTCAGTTACTTGTATAGATAGGTACAAGCAACCTAATAGTATTAATGTCTCAATCATAGCCTATTTTTGATTTTTCCAAACTCTATAACTATAATCGTCCTCAAAACACATATAACCGCCAAAAACCTTGACAACATGTGCGGGGGTAAACGGGCAATTTTTAATCGCCCGATACCGTGTTTCAACTTGTGCAAAAAACGTTCTCATTGTTATTTTAATTTAATTGTTTATTGTTTTACTTAATTCACGTGCAAAACGCTTAATCATTCTTTTGCGTTGATTAAAATCGTAATTATAATACAATTTTTCCCACCGTTCGCACACTTTGCGCGCATTTTTGTTTTCCGTTCCAAATGGTGCATATCCTGTACAAATAGCTATATTATTATACGGTGCCGGTAATTCTAAGATATCAGCGGCCCAACCTTCTATACGTTCCGTATGCCCAACTTTTGTAAGATAATTCTGTATGCACTGTATTTCGCAATATCCTAGTAATATTACATTTTCTTTGCCATAAATACGGTATATTTCTTTTCTTGTTGTTTTCATAATTCTATAAATATTTAAATTGTTCGTTATTCGTTTTATTCTTCTTCTTCTGTTTCCACTTCGTCCAAAACTTCTGAGATAGCCTGGCCTAACAGATAACAGCGTATTGTAACATCGCATGCCTCTGCACCTCTCTCTATATAGCTCATATCACATCCTAACTCCGTTAACGCCTCTCCTAATAATTCCCAATTGTGACATAGGTATTCCTCAGCCGTCCACGCGTTAAATGTGTAAGATCCTGATGCGTTCCCCGTTACGCTATCACATGTAAACAGTGTATCATTAAGATCCTGTTCCACTTCGTCCCTATTTTCGGAGGTTACTACTATATTGTTTTCGTTGATATAGTTCAAAACATCCTCTTTAACCGCTTCTAGATAATCGTATCTTTCCATAATTGTAATATTTAATCGTTTTTTATATTGGTTTTATTGTACTCTGTATTAATACGGGCTTGTAACCGTTACCACTATCGTAGTAGCTACATTACAATATGCGCGTATCGTAGTTTTTACGGCTTATTTATACGTTCCGTGCATAACGGACAAGTATTAAGGCTTATGTATAGGATACATATACGCACATACATTATATTATATTAGGGATGTTAATCGCATATCGCACTAAGTTACTATCTCCATTATCAAGTAAGACCCGTGCCTCTGCATCGTGGCTAACAATACCGCTATTTATATTCCGCTTATTCCCTGTTTGCGGCTCTGTACCACGCTCTCACCGTGGCAAGCTGTTTCAATATATCATATATCTCTTTGTCCTTCCGACACTGCAAACATACAGCGTTTTTGATTAGTTTGTATATTTTGTTAACATTCATTATAAATTAAGCCCGTTTTTTGCAAAATCAATACAGTTTATATACATATTTTAAATTAATATTGCATAATATTAACAGATCAGACCACGCAAGACCTGTTTTAGCTTAATATTATGTTTAATTTCAAGATTTTTCAATGTTAATTTGTGTTAAATTTGGTTGTAAGTGTCTGATAATCAAGGAATTACGAAATCTTCGTAGAAGTCATCTGTAAAGATATTTTATTTGTAAAGATTTCGAAATTCGATTGTCGTAGAAAAGAATTCTTTTTTATTTACAAACGTTGAGAATCGTGGTGGATAAACGTGCGTAATTGCCTGTAAATCAGTGCCATACCCCCTTTTGTAGAGGCTTCGCTGCGGGTGTGTCGCTTCCGATAAATTTTTTTCTGAAAAATTTTTTTTCCCAAATTTTGCTCGGATGGCTGATTTTGCGGTTTGGGGGTGTATTTTCGGTAGTTTTCAACAAAATCGGATAAATCTTTACATAAAAAGTTACGAAAATCGTAGGTTTTTTGGTGTGTTTCGTAGGTATGGTTGCATTTTTTATGTCTTTTTTTGCAGTATAAGTTATTGGTTTACAGTATTCTTCGTTGATTTCGTCGTTTTGATATGTATCTATACTAAATTACGTATGCAGTTTTGGTGTCTGTATGTATGTGTGTTATGTATGTATTGTGTATGTATATGTATTGTAATAGAGCATGTAAGGTGTACGTGTATGTATATTTTGTATATATATATTACTTTTAACATTTAATATGCTATTTAATAGAGAGCAAATTTTTTACGATTAACGATTCAATTTTTTTTGACAAGTATAAAACGTTGAAAATAAACTGTTTAGTCGTTAATTTTTGCGAGTTTTTTGACAAGTGTTGAAAAACGAAGAGTTTACGAAGTCTACGAAAAATCAACGAATTTCGTAGGTTTTTTACGAATTTTCCCGAATCAATTAGTTGTATATGCAACTATCGGTGTTGAGATTTTTTATTTTATGTTAAATTAAGTCAATTTTACATTTCTTAACGTAGAAAATAATAAGTAAATAAAAAATTATAGTTAAATCATTTTAACTAAAATGAGAAAAATTATTACAAAAGTAAAAAATAACAACAATCAACATTTTTTACTTTTCCTGTTCAAAGCATACTGTGGACGTGAAAGTAAAAAATCTTGTGTAAAGAAAGATAAACTATCTTTCTAAACACGTATTTGTTAACCACGTAAACATTTGTAGTTAATTAATTTAACTACTCGTTTTCGTATTGTTTTTTGCGCTATATTTGCAGGTAAAATCAGATAAAATGTGTGTGTAAAGATGGAAGAAGAAATAGAGATTAAACTTAGATTGCCCGAATCAAGGCGTGTCATATGCCTGTCTGATGCAATGCCCGACAGGGAGCGTTGGTACAAGGGGATGAGGGTTCAGACACGGCTGTTCGGATGGGTTACGCTCGTCAACGTTGCGGACAGGCAGTGTTTCCTCAAACTTGACGAGCCATTGAAGGACGGTACTAGGACGGTTCTTGTGTCGGAATCGTCATTCATCAAGCGCGTACCCGTACCTTTAACTGCAAGGTCTATGGCTGCACAGGTAGCTGGTGTAAGCGTGGAGGGTGAGGTGCTGGAGTACGAGAGGAAGATGAAGGGAAAATGGGAGAAGGAGAGGAAGCGTATAGCGGAGATATGCTCTAGATACGGGTATGTGCTTCCTTCCGAGTGGAAACGGTCGTTAAGGAGATTTGCTTCGTGGTGCGAGGACCAGGTAAGACAGTACGGGCATATCGTGGATGCAGACTATCTCATGCGGCATGACACGTCCGTTGTTGGCGGAAGGAGCGTGGATGATCTAAGGTTCGTGCCAGATGTGGATATGGTGGATGGGACCGGGGCGAACGGGAAGCCTTCCGCCGCTCGCGTTTCACGGTGTGCGCTCATGCCTGGAAGCATCGTCACCGCGATACGTAACGCAGGGAACGAGATGGACAAGTCGGTGTCGTTGTGGCGGAACAGCTACTTCGTGAAGATGAGGCGTTTCGGGTACACGTTCAATACCTGCTGTGACGGGGCAAGGACACGTGACGATGCGTTCACATGGTTCAAGGACATCACCATACAGTACATGACTGACCTTATAGAGTATTATGGGATAAGACGTGATTCCATCGTGTGCAGGAAACTGGAACACATCGCGGACGTGTATTCTTCGCTTGATGATATGGACGCACGCCCTGACATATCAACGGACGATTATGACCTGTATCCCGTTGTGATGTTCGGGAAGGTTGTGGACCGGGAGAAATCGGTAGAATCGGTAGAGAAAGGAGGGGAAAATGACTGTCGCTGAATCTGCAAAGGCTTCTTATGAATACATCCTTGATTCCGTAATGGGCAAGCTGGCGGACAAGGGCGGTGGTCGCGGTTTCCGTAAAGCCAGGGATGAAGGCGAGTGGAAGCGTTCCATATCCGCTATGGTCGAGATGGATATAGCCGATGCGTGCAGGGAATGCAATTTCAGACGTCACAGGAGCGGTTCCATCATGGCTTTTGACGGTAAGATATTCGTTCCCATGATGAAGGAGGATCTGATGCGCCTGTGTATGGATTTGTGCCGCATAAACGGTCTTAGCGAACTGTACATGACCGATACGAGCGAGCGTTTCTACCGTACCATCGTAAAGAACGTGACGCATGAGATATTCAATCCCAAGCGTAACTTCATCACGTTTGACAATTGTGTCCTTGACACGGAAACGATGGAAACGTTCGATTTCTCTCCTATGATAGAATCGTGCATACGTATCAATATCAATTATGACCCGTTGGCGCGCAGCCCGTTGTGGGAGAAGTTCCTGGACGATGTGATCCCTGTGAAGGATACCCAGGATGCCTTGCAGGAGTTTGTAGGGTGTGCTTTTGTTGACAGGAAGAAGATCAAGATGGAGAAGATGTGTTACCTTCTCGGTTGTGGTAGTAACGGTAAGTCCGTGTTCTTTGACGCTGTTGTCAACGCGCTAGGGAAAGATAATGTTTCTTATATGGAGATGGCTGACCTGTCGGGTGACAAGTCTACTTGCGAGTACAATATAGCTATGATAAACGGGAAGCTGCTAAACTACGCTTCCGAAATGGGTGGGAAGGACGTGAGCGGTGGAAAATACAAGAAGTTCATATCCGGTGAGCCTACTATGGCGCGCCTTCCGTTCGGTGAGCCTTTCCTTGCCGACATGATGCCGCCTTTCATGGCCAATCTTAACAAGATGCCTTCCGTTTCGGACCAGACTTACGGTCATTTCAGACGCTCTCTTGTTATCCCGTTCTATCGTGTGTTTAAGGAATCGGAACAGGACAGGTCGCTTCCGTTGAAGCTGTCAAAGGAATCGGCAGCTATTATCAACTGGATAATAGAGGGTGCAAGACGGTTTGTGAAGAACAAGGGTGAATTTACGAGAAGTTATACGATAGAATCCGTTACGGAGAATGCCAGACGTGATTCCAACAGTGTCCTGTCGTATCTTTACGATTCGGGGTATGATTCTTCTGGTGATATTGAGGAATCCGCCATTCGTGACCGTGACCTGTATGTGAAATACATAGCATACTGCAATGACTGTGGCGTTAGACCTTACAGCAAGAGAAAGATGGTTGAAATGATACGCCAGGAAGGCTATTCAGTCACTTCCGCGTGGGATGAGAACAGGAACAGACTGTTCCAGGTTGTCCTAAGACGGAAGTACAATCCTGACGAATATCTTCTCCAACAGGCTGATGATATAATGAAGGAGGATTTGCCGTTCTAAATTTTGCAGTTTCAAAAAAAATACTTAGTTTTGTAGCGTCAAATCAATCATGGGAGAGGCAAACTCCTGTGACTTCAATCATTGGAGTTATTTTTTTTGCCATGACATATTGTAGTAGTAAAGATTAAGATATTGCGCCTACCGAGTGGAGATACGGAAACGCCTCCGAAATAAACCCTATGGTTGATTTGACAGCTCGTAGTAGGCGCACTTTTTTATTATTATGAATGAACTAGTTTTTAAAGGTCAGAATGACCAAGTTTTAACTAACAGCCTATTGGTGGCTGAAAAGTTTGGAAAAGAACACAAGAATGTGTTAAGTTCTATCCGTGAGTTAATAAAGGGGTGTGCTGAAAATGCAGCCAACCTTATGTTTGAGGAAACAACATATATTAATGATCAAAATGGACAGGAGTATCCTATATTTATTATGAACCGAGATGGATTTACCCTTTTGGCGATGGGATTTACAGGGAAAAAGGCTCTTAAATTCAAGTTGGATTATATTGCTGCATTTAATGCGATGGAGAAGGCACTGAAAGAACAGAAAAAACCATTGTCACAACTTGAAATACTTGTTCAATCCGCACAGGCTCTTCTTGAACAAAGTATGAGAATTGATAATGTAGAGAAGCGTCTTGATGCAATTGAGCAGGAAAGGGATGAGAATGGTAAACTTTTACTGTCTGTGTCAATGTCCTCTGATGTTCTTCCTGAAATGTCTATGAGAAACAACATTCGTCAATTGGTAAACAAATATTCTTCCGCTACAAATACCAACCAACGGGATATATGGCATAAGATTTACGATCAGCTTTATTATCTTTATGGTATTTCCGTGAAGGCTTATAAAAAAGATAAGCGTGAAACATATTTGGATGTAGCTGAAAGGAATAATTTTCTTGATAAGATATATAATATCATCTCCAATATTGTCCGAGAATATAATAAAGATTAAAGATTATTTAACCGTTGTTGTTTTTGCCATATTACTTTAATATGTATTTTTGCTGAAAAATTTTATTGTATATGGATAATAAAGAGATTGTTTTATTTGATAGAAGTATTCGTGTTACTTCTGATTGGTATGTATGTGTGTCTGATGCCCAGTGTGCGATAAATGAATCTCGTAACAGGGTTGGTTTGAAAAGGTATAATTTCAGCCAGTGGTTAAAGACGCTTTACGTAAGTGACATGGTTTGCAGTATTAATGAGAGCGGCAAAGATGCTTTCAAGGTTGAGTTTGATAATGATTCGGGTAAGATAGAGCAGTATTGTCATTTTGGTGTGTTTGTTAATATGATTTTGTCGGCAAGCCCTGTTAGTGGTGTACTAGACAATGAAGATTGGTTTAATGATTACGTTTGTGATGTATATTCCATTGACTATCATGTTTATGAACACGCCAAGATACTTGCCGTTGGCGGTTTGTGGCGTTATACGACAAAGAATGCCAGGTTCAGTGATGATATCCGTATGATGGATGATATCATGTATTCCGTTCCAGATGGTGACAAGGATGCCGTGTATAGCCTGTTTTTTGATTTGCTAGGTACGTTTTATTACAATTGGGAGTTTGCGTTGCGTTATGCAAAGAAACTTCTTTTAGGGGATGTGGAGGAATGATTATGAGATGCTTTGTTCGTTTTGTCATGTTTCTCATATACATTGACATTGTATTTGTTCTTCTTGTGTTTATGGTTCCTACTGAGATGATGTACAGGTGGAGTGACGGTAAAAAACCTTACGGGTATGTTTCATGCCTGTCAAGTTCATTGGGATATCCTGACGGTTATCGTTATACGTTGAGCGATTTCTTTAGGGATATGAAACAGGGATGGCGCAATTTTAAGTAGTATGGGTTCTATTGATTATGAGTATATATTTGCCAATCTTGACACCGTGCTTGGGCTTCCTTTAAGGCGTAGGGGTAAGCGGTGGACATTGCCTGCCCGGATAAATCTGGAGAGCCATAGCAGGAAGGATAAGCTGGTTTTCTATATGAACAAGTCGGGCAGTATTACCGTTACCGAGCAGGGCGGTGATTCTGTCAACCTGTTTGACTTTCTCGTGTCTTATCTTCCCGGTTGCAGTAGTGCTTCTGATGCTTTTAGGATTCTGTCAAGCCCGGAAGGTTGCAGGATGAGTTTGAAGGATTTCTACGAGAAGGAGTATGATTCTGGGAAGCAGGAATCAAGGTTTGTTGATGTGAAGTATGTTGACAGGCTTAGCGATGCCGGGCATTGGAAGGGTAATAACCTGTACGAGTACCTTTCAAGTGTTTTCGGTGTTGATTCCGTTAATGATGTGTTTTCAAGGTATAAGGTAGGATGTCTTGGAAGGGAATCCGCTGTGTTCTGGTATTCCGACAAGGATGGTAACGTGTGCCATGACAACAGGATAAGATATGGTGTGAACGGTCACAGGAAGAAGGAAACCCATGCTTTCAGGAAGTTTACTACGGGCGAAGGATTTACCCATCGTGGCTTTTTTAAGCCTTTTTTAGGGGATTATTGTAGCGATGCGATAACTTGTATGGTTGAATCGGAGAAAACTGCCATAATAGCTTCTATGGCTTTTGGCAACGGTTTTATATGGACCGCTTGTGGCGGAATGAACCAGCTTGGGAATAAATTGCCAAAAAATGTTATTTTATTCCCCGACTTTGATAATAAAGCTATATCTTTGTGGGGTGACAAAGGACGTGTTGCGAGATGGTGGGAATACCCTAGCCTGTCTTTTGGATTGAAGCATAACGATGATATCGGAGATGCTGTTATTAATAATTTGAAGAGTATTAACATTAAACAATTTAGAGAATGGATATTGAATTAGGAATTGATTTTAAGAACGAGGCTATTGCTTCCATTGACAGAATGATGGAAGAAGTGTTGGATGATCACGATGTGAATTTCTTTGACGCATTGCAGAATGCTACTGAAAACATTATTGAACTCACTACAGTAAATGATGTTAATGATATTTGCTGTGAATTTTACTATGTGATGGATGAGAATGAGCGTGTCATGCACCGTGAGTTCTTTGAAAAACTGAAAAAATATCGCGAAAGCAAGATTAAACGTATTGTTCCTTTGAAGGAAAAAGACTGCATTGTCATGGGTAATAAGTATGTTGAATTAGGTAGTGGTAAAGAGTGTGTCGTTGACAGTGTTATTCACATGCTTGCCGATAATGACCGAATGATTAAAGATGCTGTTTTGTATGTAGACCATCTTGGTCAGCGCATAGCGTGTTCTGCTGATGAGTTTAGGAAAAAGTTTGGGGTGAGAAAATAAGTCGTGTTATGGCTAATAAAGGAGAAATAAGGATTGACGGTAAGGTGATGGGAAAGGATTACGGTAGGTATTTCTATTCTCCGCGTGGTAATATGTGGGCTGTCACCTTGTGTACGTATGACTGTGATGATGGTCGTATGTTTGAAAAAATAGAGTTGTATAGAACGAAGGATGAGGCTAGGGAGGCTGCATTTCGGTTAAACACGGAGGAACGCAATGGATAATACTAATTCAAATGTAATAAAACTGCCTAGTGGGTATATATTGAAGAAGATTGACGATTGTACTTATGAGTTGGTAAAGATTGACGATTTCAAGAAAGGAGATTTCCTGTTTGCTAAAAGCAGGACAGGAAATGTAAAGGATTATGTGTTTATCAACAATGGTGGTTTGAAAGCTAATTTCTTGTATAATGACAAGAATGTTCTTATCTGTAATTCAGAGTTTAACTTTGCAAACGGTTATGATATTTCAAAGGCTACTCTCGAACAGATTGCTGCCATGAGAAGGCTTTTGTCAGAGAATCATTTCACCATTGTTGATGGTGAAGTTGTTCCAATTACAGATCCTGTTGTCGGCTTTGTTATTGTTAGTGATGTGATATATCCTGCAAGTAAGATTTACAGAAGCAGGGAATGCGCGATGTATGATTTAAAGAGAAAAGTAAATAAAAAATGAATCAAGTAAAATTTGTAAAATTAAGACGGGATGCAGTTCTTCCCGAAAAAAAAACTGATGGTGCTGCCGGGTATGATTTGTATGTTCCTGACAACACGTTGATTAGAAAAGGTCGTAATCTGATTAAACTTGGTATAGCCATTCAGATGCCATCAAATATGAAGGCTATTATCAAGCCGCGGAGTGGATTTTCCCTGAAAGGTATTATTGGCGTTGACGGGAAGTATCATGACGCAGATGTGTTGGATGGTGTTATTGATTGTGACTATACCGGTTGTATCGGTGTTATAGTGAAGAGTTTTGAGAAAGAGCCTTTCTATATTGCCGCCAAGGAGAGGATTGCTCAGCTTCTTTTCAGTAATTATATTGAGGTTGAATTTGTTGAGGTTGAAAGCCTTGATTCAACGGATAGGGGAGATGGAGGTTTTGGTTCCACAAATAATTCAGGAAAATGAGAAAGACGTTTTTATTATTTTTGGCTATTTTTTCAATAGTGTTATTGGGGTTGTGTAGTTGTTCCAATGATAAGGATGATGAATACAAGGATGCTATTATCGGCACATGGGAACTTGTTCAGGTGAAAGTGGATGGTAGATGGTATCCAATGATAAGACCTACTTACGCTAAGTTTAATCAGGATGGTACTTATGTAGGAAGGGGCTATTTTGGGAATGGTTACGGTACTTATGATATTTCTGGTAAAACCATTACATGTTATGTTGATGGAAATGAGTACGTAATATACGAGATTGTTGAACTGATGTCCAATACATGTACGTTGAAGATGATGATGGGAGGTGACAGTATGGATATTAAATGCGAAAAGAGATGAAAACAAAAAAGATAAACAAGATCTACGACAAGGGTTATGATAGTGTGCTGAACAAGTATTTTATCTTAGCCATGTTTGTTGAGTTTGGTGAAACGAAGTATGATCGTATTTTCTTTTCTGATAAAAAGGATGCGGATAACATAAAGGTAGGTGATTTGTTATGATTGGAGTTACGTTGAACAGTAGGGTAAAAATTATAAACCGTGATAAATACATTTCACTTCACGGTGAAGATTCTGTAAGCAAGTCAAATGTGTTCGGTAAATTTGTCACTGTTAAATACTGTTTTGAGAATGGTGAAAAGTTTCTTTGTGCGGATGACCAGGGTAAAGAGTATATTCTTTTCTCGGATTGTATTGCTTATGTTGATCATGTTAAAGAGAGAAGCATCCTTGATGAGGCAAAGGATATCCGTAGCAATAGCAGACAGTCTGACTATGGCGATGCAGTAGTCAATTTTGAAAATATTTCCAAGATGGCTTCTTTGATTACTGGAAAGGAATTATCTCCTTATGACTGTGTTGCTGTACAGATAGCTGTAAAGCTATGCAGACAGGGATTCCATAAAAAGCGTGACAATATGGTTGACTTGGCTGGCTACGCTGATATAATGCAATTAATCGTAGACAAGGAGAATGTGGAAAATGGGGAAAAAGGCTGATAACGCTTTAGTTTTTAGGAGAGTTCTAGCGGCAAGCGGACTCTCCGATACTGATGTTAACAGGAAAAGCAGAAAACATGATATTGTGATGAACCGTGCGCTTGTGTGCTGTGTCATGCGTGACATGGGTTTAAGTATGTCTGAAATTTCTGATTTCCTATGTATTGACAGGAGTAGCATATACAATCTTTTAAAATATTCTTCTGAACTTGACGAGAGAGTAAGGGAGATAAAATTTAGGATAAAGGAGGAAAGGTAATGGGTTTGAATAAAGGATGGGGTAAACTTCCCCTTAGTAACAATCTTCTTGTTGACGATGAAAAACAGAAGAAGATTGATATAGCAAAGCATATTGATGATGCGAATGAGATGGAGTTATGGGCTGCGTCCGCTTATGTCATAGATACCAATCCTGTCTTGTTTTACAAGGCTACACACGTTGTTGACGAGGGTATGTCAGAGCGTTCTTTGCTTATGAAAGCCAAGCAATGGGTGAACTCTCCAAGGATAACACAGATTGTCAATTATGCCAAATCTTCCATGCTTGCTTCCGATTATGTGACACCATCCATGAGGCGTGTATTGGAAGGGGAGAATAAGGAAAAGACAAAGACTTTGATAAACAAGGATAACCTTGAATTTGAAGATGCGATAAGTCTTATAGAAAGTTTCCTAAAGCGTTCTGATATAGATACTGCTGATTTTAAGGATGTGAAAGGTGCACTTGATATGCTTGCAAAGTTCAAAGGTTGGCTTTCTGATGATGATGCTGGTGAAGATTTCTACGACAAGACCACCATAGCGTTTTTCCCATACGATTGCGACAAGTGTGTCCGTGCCAAGGCAGGGTTATGCAACAAGTGTGTATATCATCGTGAATCAACAGGCGATCTTAGTGATGATGAACGTAAATGGATAAAGGAAAACGATACATGGAAAGGATAGTCTATGTCGGTAAGGAAAGCCACTAATTTGACGGTAAGGAATAAAGAAAGGGAAAGGCGTATAAAGGAAATAGAGGAAGAGGGAGTATTTGATTATTACCATAAATTTACTCCTGTCCAGTTGTACAAGTACCTTTCGCCTCTATGTAGTATTGATGCGTTACGGGTATTACGTTTGTGTGTATTATCCGCACAGAGGGGAGATAATATGATAACGTTGAAGTTTATAAGGAGGCAACTGAAATATAAGCCTAGGCGTTCTGTTTTTGATTCATTGATAAATGCCGGATTGATAATAGAACCAGTTCCTAATGTTTTTTCCTGTACGGTGAAGGTGAACGAGTATTCTCATATATTAAGCATGATGCGTATTGATGATAATGCTCCCGATGTCGTAGATGTGGATGATTTAAATTGTTATAAAGTTGTAGCAGAGGATAATATTAGTTACCGTGTTGTTAGCAAACGGGGTAGTGTTATAAAGAGTTTCGCTGAAAAGAGTGAAGCGAGCAATTATCTTGACGAACTGTATTTCCCTAAAGGTGAAGATGGTGACGTGGAAGTATTGTCAAAAGAGGAAGAGGAAGAATTAACTGTTTGATTAACAATTTTTATTATTGTTTTCTGTATTAGTTTATTTTTTAATATTACTTTTGTCGCATGAGATATTGCTATGATAAAGAACGGTATGATTATCTTGTCAACGAGATTTTAAAATGTGGCAAGATACTTAAAGAGAACACCACTAACGGTAAGGAAGTTAGCTGGAAGGTTTTCTGGATAAGAGTGGATGCTCACAAAAGAAGGCTGTCCGCAATGAGAGAGTTGGACAAGATTAAAGAAGAAAAATATAAAAAATAAAAAAAAATGGATTTAGTATTAAATTGTAAAGTAAAGAAAGTAGGTCAGTTACAGACTGGTACAAGTAAGGCAGGTAATCCTTGGCAAAAGAGAAATTTTCTCGTTGAGGAAATTGGTTCCATGTATGCCAAAGAGGTGTATTTCTATGTAATGGGCAACCTGTGTGATCTTCAATTGAAAGAGGGCGATACCATTACTGCCCATCTTGAAATCAGAGCAAGAGAATACCAGGGTAAATATTACAATGAAGTTGGGTGCTTTAAGATAGATATGCCGCAACCAGCACAAGCACCTGCACCTGCTCCTGCCAAGCCTGAAAGACGGGATGATTTGCCCTTTTAAAATTGCAATGCTTTCTGAAATGTGTGATTTTTGCTTGTATTGATCAAATTCTTGTTTTTGTTTGCGGATGGAGGTTTATCTTTTTTGCCATATTTCGGGTTTTCCTCCATCCGATTTTATTAGTAGTTATGAAACGAATAAAGAGTGAATATCCTTTAGCTGATATATTTAATTTTGTGTTGGGCAAGTTATCCGTTTTGGAATCTATTTCTAAGCCTGTAACTTTCTCTTCCCGTGATAATGCTTTACCTGCATTGTATTATGATGTTGTTTTGTATGAAAAGTATTTGAATGATACAATGTCTAAACTTATGGGGTGGATTGATGCTATCAATCAATACAAGTCTGTTGGCTATGATCATTATAAGTTTGTTGAGATGAAAACAAATGAGTATAAAGAAACATGGACTTTTGATTCGGAAGATGATATCCCATATTTTTCTTTTAAAAGTTGTTTGGTGTGTGAAGATTATAGGGATATTGTCTTGGATTGCTCTGATGATGACATTACAAGCATGATGAATGTAGTTAGTCTTATGATCCGTTTTGATGTATGTGAGTTCTTCAAAATTCCTTCATACAAAATTGATGAAGATGGAACTATACATGAGAGAACTTTTGCAGACAAGGAGATGGATAAGGCTTCAAACAGCGTGATGATTGATGATGTTCGTTCTGCTATTATTTACACCAACAGGAAGATTCATTCTTTGGTTGACTACATAAAAAGCATTGACGAGGATAAATTTGATGAGAGCGTTGTAGCAAAGATAGAAAGAGATGTAAATGCTATACTTTATTTAGAACTAGGAAACAATTAATTCACAATATTTATTATCTTTGTGGTAATTTTGTCACCGTTTAAGATCACTAAAACAATATTTGTCTTTAGACTGTTGCTTGGATTTTAATTATTTTCATGAAAAACGAGTAGGGGTGGTATAGTCCTCTTCATTTATACTATAACCACCCCTTATTTATTAGGAGCGTATAATCAGTTAAACACTATGTATATAAAGAATTTGTTTAAAATGTACAGAGATTGGAGAAATAGAAAGTTTGTGGAAAAGATAAACAAGGTCTATTTCAAACAAGATAATGACGGCAATCTTTTTATGGAAGGAAGCCTGTATGTTTATGGGAAAAACAACGGTGTAATTTCATCATGGGTGGATAAGTCACTTGATGATGTCAAAAAGTCTATATCTGACTTGCCATGAGAAAAAAAGAACTTCTTAAAAAAATGAGAGAATATCAGTCTTGGCGGAAAGGTGCTGATATTCCCATGATGCCACCATCCGAAGTCACTAGGATGATTGATTCTGCAATAACGGTTATAGAAAAGTCTGATACAAGCAAGGCAAATGCTGTGCTGTTAAAAAAAGAAGTGATAGACAAACTTCACATTACTGTCGGTGCTATGATTTTGGATGGGTATGACGAGTTTGATTCCTGTGTAAAATATGTTAATGATTTAATACGTGAGTTAGATGAAAATTAATTTGTTTGTAAACGGAAATTTGGTGTGCGACCGAAGCGAAGCGAGGGAGCACAGAGGGGCTTTAGCCCGACAGAGGGGCTTTAGCCCGACAGAGGGGCTTTATGAGATAATAGCCTTAGATGGTAGTGAGGTACCAGAAGAGTTTGATCTGTCACAAGCTGTCATTATTAATGGTGATGTACGTGTGACGGGTAGTTTGACAATGGGCGGCAATATCGTCTGCAATAAATTTGTGGAGGTGTAGCCTATGGGTCATTCTAACGGTAAAATCACTGCTCCTATTAATTTGGGTGGTGATGTATATCCTACTCTAGGTATCGGTCCTACTAGTGATGGTTATGATTTGGGGTATGCTTGTCTTAGCGAAAAAATTAATATGTGGAGTTATATAAAACCCAAAGAAGCGTCTAGCCCTTCATTTGACAACGCTAGTTTACCTGGTATAATTTATGATTCTGTAAATAAGAAATTAGTATATGATAGACCTAAAACATGGGCCAGGCTTACTGATTTTGATGGATACGATCATGGGGCTAAACCTCTTACAATAGATAAAGATATTCTAACTAATCCTGTAGATGCTACAAAGACAACGTTTGTACTTACAATTTCACCATATTGGGCTGATTCTAGGTATAATTGGGGTAAAATACTTGGGGGATTTACTTGGTCTAATATGAAGATAAAGGTGGAAGTATATAATCAATTAAAGAAGTTGGTGGATTCTGGAGTTTTCGTTGTAAGTAGTATTGATAGTACAGGAAAAATTTCAATTACCCTTAATCGCAATAATCTCATATCTATGGGGGATACATATATTTATATTAAGGGTTATTTTTGTGATTACAGTGGAAATGTATTATGCTTAATCCCTACTACATCTGACGGATTTATTCGTAAGCCGATAGTGGTTACTCAAAGTCTTTCTATTACACTTGGAGATACAACAGCCAACGCTTCTGGATTCTCTGTTTACGGACAGTTGACAAATGGGTCTACTTCTTCTAAATGCAGATTAAACATTACAAATAACACTTCTAGTGATTACGTTGCTTCATCCGGCAGACCATACGCTAGATATAGATGGAGAGCGAAAGATGGATCTTATACAGGTCAATGGTCAGGTAATATATTGATGCCTTCGTGCACAAATATTCCTAAATCATTTACCCGTAATGACGTGGTTGATGCTGGTAATCCCCCATCTTATGGTAATGTTACTCAATGGTATGTTGATTATCAAGTTATTATGTATTAAACACCGGATATAATATACACAAGCAATGGGCATGGAACGGCAGCTTAGGTCTGTCTGTGTGTATTCTGTATTGCTCATCAATGCAGAACTGGCATGGATTTTTAGACGTTACTGCTGTCCTCCATCCCTTGAAATTTGGAATGTTTTTCCATGAGTTGTAATTTGCTTCATTGAAAATACCTAGAATCATCTGCTGTTCTATAACATACAACTGGCTTATACCGTTTGTAGCATATCCTCTACCGTAGTGTTTCTGTTTGCTTGGTGGAATAAATGATACGTTATATGGTGATGATATGTTGTTCCATATCTTCTTTTGAACCTCATCCGTTATTTTCTCTATATTGTTCGTTTTTGTGGACAGCAATGTATTGGCAAGATATACTTCAACAACAGCGCGGAATCTGTTTGTATTTGTATTTATTCTCTGCTTTGTTGTTTCTCCACCGTATGTCCTTTCCATATATTCCTTAATGCCGTTGTCCGTCATTGAAATATACTCCCATCCAAGATCATCGTTTAGTTCGAGTGACAGCTTATTGCTTTCCAATACATATTGGTATATGTCGTTATATATATCCTCACGGAACTCTTTGGTCAGTTCCAGCACTTTTTCTTTTTGGCTATCCGGGAGTTTTGATATTGACTTGAATGATTTAGCCCCTGCCAAAATAAATACGGACAGAAGGTCTTTAGAGAACTTCTCCGCACGTTCTTTGGTTGACGATTTGATACCGTTCGCAAGTCTTTTTACCTGGAAGTAATAGTCTGCAATCTTAGATATTTCTTCTTTGTTGATCATTGGCTTCTACTCTTTCTGTTATACCGTTTGCTACCATGTTTATCATCAAACTCTTGAAATCGCTTTGACTGTACACCTTTTGCCCAATTGATGCTAGAGTTTGAAATATGACAATTTGATTCTCGTACAAAACCTTTTGGTTCTGTATGATAGCGTCAAGTTTCGATAATATTTCTCTTTCGTTGTCCATAGTGCAAAGGTATGTATTTTAAATAAAAAAGGCAACAGTAAAGATTCACATCTGCCTGCTGCCAAGTAAAAACATCGTAATGGTTCATTTAGATAGTGCAAAGTAACAGAAAATATGGTATATTTGCAATGATAAAATAGATAAATATTGTTAATCGTTTTGTAATACCTAAAGATATGGGAACCATAGATTCTATAATTTTATCAGATTATATTTTAAAACATTATGGGCCAATGTCACACTTGAAATTGCAGAGATTATTATTTTACTGCGATGCTTATCATTTGGCATATTTTGATAAAGAACTTATTACTGATAAATTTGAAGCATGGGTGCATGGCCCCGTTAGTCGTAAGGTTTACGGTAGTCTTAAAGATAAATATATGTTGTATGAAGAATTGACATATTCAAATAATACCAAAGAAGATGTAGATAAGGAATTTGAAAAGTTGACGCAAGACCAGCAGGATTTTGTTATTAGTATTTTGGAGGAATTATATACTTGGACAATGTTTGAATTGGGAGCGTCAATTCGCAACGAAAAGCCTTGGATAGAAGCTAGAATTGGCTATGGAGAGGCAGATAAGTGTCATGTAGAAATTTCAAAAGAAACAACTAGATTATTCTATAAGAAAGACTTAATTCAATGACTTTATGTTTGCGCATAAAAAAAAGCAAGAGAACAGATTGAAGCCCTTCTCTTGCCTAAATGAATAAATCTAAAAAATGCAATATGTTACTGCTAGTTGTATCCATTTAATGCTTTTTGGAAATTGTTGAGGTTGTCAAAATAATATAGACAACCCCATTAAATGATATCTTTAAATAAGTTTTACTTTTTGCAGTTAAATCTGCACATCTAAATATCAACTAGCCTAATTATTACATTGCAAATATAATACTTTTTTGTATATTTGCAATGTATAACTAAATAAAATATCATGGAACTATTAGTAGAAAGAAAATGGTGTAAGCCTGATTATACTATAGGGCGTTTGTATATTGATGGTGAGTTTTTCAGTAATACGCTTGAAGATCGTGTTGTTGACGTGAATAAGAACGGAGTGTTTGATGGAAACGAGAAGAAGGTTTATGCTGAATCTGCTATCCCTTACGGTAGATACCAGGTGATATACAACTGGTCCCCAAAATTCGGACGTAATATGCCAAGATTGTTGAATGTTCCTCATTTTGAGGGTATTCTTTTTCACGCTGGGAATACAGCAAAGGATTCTGCCGGATGTATCCTTGTAGGTAACAATACATCAAAAGGCAGGCTTACCGAATCACGCTATACTTCTGACAAGTTGAACAAATTGATTGACGATGCGATAAAGCGTGGCGAACAGGTTTGGGTTACGATAAAGTGATTAATCATACGTTAAAGGAAAAATAGGAGCGATATTTTTGTCGCTCCTTGTTTTTTTAGTAATAATAGATTATGTACAGTGCTATACTATTCTCGCCAATTTTCCATCGGACGGTTTTCCGCCAAACAGGTGATTGATGTATGCAAGACCTTTTTGTGTGCATAGAACAACCATCACGACAAAACCTGGGTGATTCTCTCTTGGAATAGGCTTTTCTTTCATCTCGAAATACCCAGCATCAATATACTTCTGTTTTGGTTCGTTCCTGTTAGCAAAGAATACTCCTGCTTCACGAAGTTTTTTGAACAAAGAGTTTCTCCCAAAAGGCAAGCCAAGTATCTTTGCCGCCTGTCCTATATCGCACTTGCCTTCCATTGCAAAGGCTTTGTCGGCGAAGTCGGCTTTCGGCTGGAGTTTCTCTATCTGTTTTTGCTGCTTTTCATTCTCCAAAGCCAAGCGTTCTTTCTCTTCTTCGGCTTGTATTACCATTAGTGCAAGCTCCTTTCGGGAAAGCTCATGCTTTGCCACTTTGTGAAACACTTGCCTATAAACCTCAAAAACTGGACGTACTTTGCGAGCAATAAAAAACTCCATACAGGAAACGGTAAGTTTGTATTCATTTGTAGGCCTTCCGCCTTTTTGGTTTTCCGCATTCTTGCGTAAAACTTGATAATCAATATTTTCTATAAATTGTTCACTTGAAGTTAGTGCTCTTACAGCTTCCTCTTTCCTGCCATAAACAAGCATCCATACTTCATCAAGATTGATTGGGAACTCATTGTCAGACTTTGACAATTCAAGAACTGCGTTGAAATACGATTTGATTTCGCTTTCGCTACTCTTTTTAGATAAGATTAATTCTAACATAGCTATTATTTTAGACAATAAAAAAAACTGCACTACGTGTTGTCTAAGTCTTAATAGCAAAACTCCGAGAGTATTTCTACATCCCGACACGGTGCAGTATATATTTTGTAATGATATACACGTTATATATGGGCACAAAAAAAGCCGATGTATGCGGCTCGTGCCGCTATTAAGTTTAGACACCACAAAGTAAATAATAATTTTTGATATATAAAAACTTTGTGGTGTTTTTTTCTACATCAATCCAAGCACCATACCTACTGCTCCCCAGAATACATCTCTCCATTCGGGCACTCCTTGTCTAAGCCACTTATCGTAGACGATTTCTTTCCCTACAAGGAGGAATAAGGTTAGTGCTATTGCTGTCCATACGGAGAAAAACCATTGCGCCACGCTTACTAAAAGTATTCCTGCAATGAGGTGTTCCATTCCGTCAACTCTTAAATTGTTAAGGCATATATAGTCCAATGCCCTTCTTATTTTTCTTAGTAAGTTTATAAATTTTCCCATAGTTTAGCTGTTATCGTTGTTTTCATTGTTTTCATTATTTTCCTCTATAACTCTAGCTTCCATATCGTTTAATCTTCTGTCTTGTTCGTCCATTCTATCATCTTCGTTATTTGCTGAGAAATCACTTTCCTCTCTTGCTGTCTGTAATGATATTATTCGGGAGTTCACAAGCTGAACGAGTGTATTGTTCCATTCGGAGAAATCTATGTATGAGTATGGTTCTATGGTAGCGTTTATTCTTAGAGCGTTATAACCTGTTGCGTCACCTTCCATTACTCCTACATAGTATTTGAATATATTGGCCATGTCATTTATGGCTGTGTTCATCATTTGTGCATCACTTCTCGCCCATTCCATTTCCGGCTCATAATACATTGCCGTTGTTCCAGTAGGTCTGTCACCTGACGATGATTGCATTGGCGGAACGACACCGCTTCCGTCAAGTATTCCGTTGTATATGTTGTCTATTTCGGTGAATAGTGAATTTGAAGCGTCCATTTTACCCATGAACTGTGCATCATCTTCTGCTCCTACACGTAAAATGGAAGTTCCTCCCAATCCGTTTCTTTGAATGTTTATTCTTCCGTTAGTCTTGATAAGTAGCATTTGGAATGCCTGTCGTGTGTTGTATTCTCCTATCATGGACATTAAGAACTCGAAATCGTCTATCAAGTCCTGTACTGCCCCCCAAAATGGAAGTTCAAGCCGTAGATATACTACAGGTATAAATCCCAGGTTATGGAATTGATGCAGTTGTATGATATTTCCGTTTTCGTCAATATCCGTTGCTATATCTCCGTTGGAATCAAGCGTGTAAAACTCATCTTTAGTCCATACATCGACAAGTGTGTCTGTATGTTCTTCTCCATCAGCCGAGATGTATGTGGTTGTATATTCCCTTGCGAAAGCTATTCTTTCCCCTCTTCTGTTTTTATGTTCATACAGTATATCTCCTTTTGAGTAGCTGAAAGACCTGTATTTTATCTCGTCCTTATCCTTATATATATATATGGCAGCATCTCCTACCTTTCCGGCTTCGCTTATAAGTTCAAACTTGGCTGTTTCCATGAGAGAATCAGTCCAGTATTCCTTGTATGTTGTCAGCTTATCCCTGTTCTGCTGGTTTGACGCGCTTTTCTTTATCTGAAATTTAAGAGGATTGGTACACAGGTGTGATACCCTTTTCTTGTGTATCATCCTTTGAAGAGGAAATGCTCGTCTTTGCAGTACGTAGGGAGTTGATGTCGATTTCTTTTTCCTTTTCTGAGCACCTACATTCGCGCTTTCATCATCCGATGATGTGGCATCCTCGTCTGACGGGATGCTGTCTTTCCAGTCGGGTCTGTTGTGTATATAATGTCCTGATGTATCCCATTGTGCTAGGAAATCATCTTGTGACATATATTTGTATATCAAAGTGGAGCGTCTTGGCTTTTTCTTTGTTCCTCCACCTCTCCCATCGTCACATCTTGACGGAAGTGCCACTTTGAACGGTTCTTTTCGTAATAAAACGTCTAATTTTAAAATTTCCATAGGTAATTATAAATATTTTAATTCATCCATTATATCGTTAGGTATGTCAATCATTACATCGCATATATCAAAATATGTCCTGTATAAAAATGTTCCTTCTATCAAGTCGGGCGAGCATCCTACAATCTTTTTTGCTTCCTGTTTTTTCAGCAGTCTTAGTTTCCCGTTTTCCCTTTCCACGTCACGTCTTATTGCTCTTCTCTGGTCCATCAGTGCTTCCCGTATTGTTTTGTTCACATACGGTTTTTCGAGAAGTTCCAGGTTTATACTGAATCCGCAATATCCTAGGTTTGTTCCTTTTATACGTGTTACCATCTCATCGGCAAGCTGTGCCCTAAGATCGAAATAGAATCTTACAGGCTGGTCATCCTTGCTTTTGTCTAGTCTTTTCGGAACACCTCTAAGTATTGCCAGACTTTCGGGGAATGCGTCACGGAATGTAGGTGCTCCAAGACCGTCAAATGCCAGTCTGTTTTCACCGATTCCCCATTTTCGTAGATTGTTTCTTACCCATCGGTTCAAATCCCTAGGCTTTAATGTGTTTGACCATTCTAGGTCTTGTAAGTGATGTCCTATGAAGTGCCCCATTACACAAACGTCACCAAGACCGTATGCTATATCTAGTGTAGCACATTCAAAATAATCGTCAAACACAGGCTGAGATGAGAACATTTCCTCCATTTCGTCACGGGTTATCCACTCGTTTCCCCCTTTTATCAGCTTCCATGAACCTAATGCGTTTATGGATACTTCCTGTGCTGTTCCTCCAAGGTTTTTCTGATAGTCGGGATTGGAAGCCATAAGTATCTTGTTATCTTCCAGCCCGGAAGCTATAAAGGTTATGCTCTTGATGTATCTTTTACAGTTTGTTTCGTCAATTTTGGTATTTTTACCGAATCTTGCGATGATATAATCTTTTGCCTGAGCAAATACTTCTTGTGGGCTGTCACCCCATGCTGTTTCATGTATAGTATCTCCATATTGAAAGAAATATCTTACCTTTCCCGATCTTTCCGGAATTGCTATTCCGTCATCGTCCACCCACCATGATACCAGTGCTCTCCAGAAATCGCTGTACGGGTTTGGATTGCACGCGCCTGTAAGACCTGTTCTTAGTCCTGATGATGAACGCAATACCGTTTGAAGGTAGTTTATGATAGGTTCCGTTGCCTGTGAGCACTCGTCTATCGCCACCTTCACAACGTTACCACCCTGTTGTCTGTCCTTAAATTCATTTATGCCTTTTTCTCCCGACAAGCAGGCATCCCCGAAATAATCGTATCGTATTTCACCTCCTGCGTCAAGTCTTGAAAGGCGTTTTGAATCAATATACTCACCATAAGGTTCAACCATCTTTGAAACCACTTTAAGAATACCGTCCGCTTTTTCTGCGGATGTCTTGTCCTTACGGAAAACAAGTGCGGAAAATGACGGGTGGTTGCATGAACTCAGTATATCCATTCCAAGACATACGGATTTTCCTCCCCCACGATTCCCGTGAAGTATCTTTATTCCTGCCCTGTTCCTTAGAAATGCCTCCTGTGAACCTTTCTGTGGGGCAAGCATATTTACCTTGTACCCCTTGCTTCTTCTGTCCTCTATATATCTTTGGACGAAATCAAGGCTTTTATATGGTATGATTCCCCTTTTGCCATATCGTTTCAGCGATTTGACAACATCTTTAGTCTTTAATCCTCGGTATTTTAAGTCAATTTCTTCCATCGTTTTCTATGTATCCCGCAAATATAATATTTTTTTAAATATTTTTTTGCTTATACACATTTTTTAACTACATTTGCATCGGTAAGAGGTACTTACTGTGCGCAAAGGTCTTGTGCATGAATCACATAAAAAATAAATAGTATATGGATGAAAATGTAAAAGTCATTTTTGAAGGTATCAAGAATGCGTTGGGAGAAAGTAGCTCCGTTATTACAGATCGTACAATCGAACAGACAATTAATGAGTTCTCAGCGTTCGCACCGCAGGAAAATGCGGAAAAGTTCTGGAATGAAAGTGTTGTGAATCATTTAAAGAACACAGTGGCAGGTCAGGTAAGAGCGTTTGCGTCTGATAAGCGCAAAGAGTGGGATACAATCAAGGAACAGGAAATATCCAACTTGAAAAAGGAATGGGAAAAATCACATCCTGCACCACAACCTACACCAGCACCTCAGCCACAACCGACACCAACACCAACACCAACACCAGCACCCGAACCAAAACCGTTTGAGTTGCCCGATGATGTTAAGGCTAAACTTGAAGAGTTTGAAAAGTTCAAGAAAGAGTTTGAAGCTAAAGAGCAGGAGGAAAAGCAGAAGCAGATTGTAACTGAAAAGCGCAAGAAGCTGTCTGATTTGATTAAACGCCCAGAAGCGGGTATGCCTAACGAGTTGTTGCGCAACATCATTTTTGAGAACATTCAGATTTCGCCCGAAGAGGAAGATACAAGCATTCTTCTGAAAATACAGGGAAAGTACAATGAAACGTGTACTAAATACACAAAGGATGGCATTAATCCTTTCATCTCTGACAAGGGTGGTTCTAGCGATGTAAAGTCATTCATAGATAGAAAGAGAGAAGAAGATAAGGCTAACAAGGAAAACAACATTGTCAGCCGATATTACAGTAAAATTAACAAATAGTTTTTTTAATTATGAAAGCAGGAGTTCTTGCAACAAGTTATAGTAAGATTGGTGGCGCAAGACATATCTTTTCTAATGATACGTCTTTGCACGTACTCTTGGTAGGATGTAACGTTTCAGTAGAACGTATGCCTACAGTTGGGAACAAACTTCCGGCTGGTACCATGATTAAATGTGATTCCTCAAAGCAGAATGGCGGTGACATTCACTATTCATTCAGAATGTACGAGAAATCGGATTCTGGTGCTACGGTAAAAGTTGAAAAAATCATGGGTAATACAGTTGCCAAGGTTGGCATGGTTGTCGGTAAAGCACCTACTACTGCCGCAGGTACTACAACTGGTTATACCATTAACGCTATTGATTCGTCTCATGACGAATATGACATCCTTACATTGTCCGCGGATGCAGGTAAATTGGAATTGACCGATATTTTGGTTGAAGTTACACAGGCTGGTGCTAGCGCAAAAATCAAGGTTATTCCCAATGCTATCCTGCCTTATGATGTTGACACCATTCCCGGTGCCACTCTCTATCCTTTCAACGGTGCATGGATGGTGACAAGTGAGATTTTGGAAAAACGCATTCCGCCCGTAGCTTCGGCAATCAAAAAGGCGATGAAGGATGATGAATCATATCCTTGCGTTTTCCGTTACACATTGTATAACTAATTAAATTTTTTGTTTTATGCAAAGATCGACATTTAGTTTCTATGATTGGCATTTCTCCGGGGAGATGCAGGAACTTATGGATTATGCCAATCAGAAATTTGATAACGAAAACTGGAGAAGCTACGGAGATTGGGATGTTCCTCAGATGAGTAAATCATGGAATGTCATGGTTGACGAATACACACAGGCTACCCGTCCTGTAATGCTGGCTCCTTTGGCTGAAAAGCCTATCATGGATACTACGGGATTTGAATGGTATTCTGGCCGTATTCCGAAGATGGGTCACGCCATTCAGTTTATGGAAACCGATATTCAGGAGTTCTATGAACTTGACATTCCGCAAGGCGCATTGCTTGACAAGATCCGTGAGAAATGGTACACAAAGATGGAAGCGTGTATCCAAGGTTTCCATACCGAGTTGAACTGCATGACTTATCAGGCTCTTTCTACAGGTATGCTTAACTATACAGCTAGTGGTACCAACTCAATCCCTGTTCAGATTGACTATCGTGTTCCTGCAAAACACAAGTTGAAAGCGTTGAAACAGAAATGGTTTAGCGATACAGACTGGACACCGAACGAGAATGCAGATCCTATTAAAGACCTTCAAAGAATGTGTAAGATTGCCGACAATGATGGTGTACCATACGACCACTTTGAAATGTCCAAGGATTTGTATGACAACTTCCTGATGCACCCGAAAGTGACAGCAGCAGTACAGGCTCGTCTTGTTCCTGCCGCAGCATCTACTACAATCTATCCTATGAACAATCAGGAGATTGTTGATGTGCTGATGAAGGTGTTCTCTATTCCTGTGATTATTCCTGTTGATGAAAAATCAAAATGGAACAAACTTGGTGTGATTGAGGAAGCCAAACCGTCTTTTGAAAAGAACACCGTTGTTCTTGTTCAGAGCGGTCAGTTCTTCCGTATCAAGAACTCACCGTCAATGTATTTGCAGGATACCAACCCGGCTGTACGTATTTCTTCTTTGGAAGGCGGACGTATCGCGTTCTTGCATCAGTATTCTTCCGAACCGTATGCGGAGAAGAGTTCAGGTGAGTTGTGGGCATGTCCTGTGATGAAGAATCCGAACAACCTTATCATTATGAAGGTTGACGAACAGTCAAATACGGGATTGTAAAAGGTTGAACCATGAAGGTCATTATTGATATAAATGGCGAAGGCACAGCAAAGGGCGCAGGGGAGTATTTCATTGGAGATACTCTCACGCTCCAAGCTATTCCCGAAGAAAGTGTAGAGTTCGGATACTGGCTTATTGCCGACAATGAAACTTTGAAGCCGGAAGATAGACTGAAAGTTTCGGATAATCCGTTTACTATTCAAGTTACCCCTCAGATAACAGCAAAGGGTAACATGAAGGTGGAAGCATATTTCTATATGTCTATGCGTGAATATCTGAAAGCACAGATTGACTATGAGTTGAAAAACACATCATATATCAGTGTTGCCCAGAAATGGGGATTCCGTTTGTCTGATGACAGCCGTGAAACGTCTGAGATGAAGAAGGATTTGGCTTATGCTGACTTGTTGCTCATTGTTTGCACTGCCCCTTCAACGATACAGGGAAAGACGAAGAAAGCCGGGAACTGGTCAATTACCGACACAAGCAAGACTATTTCTATCAATGACAAGAAAAGATTGGAGCAACGCGCAAAGGATTTATACGCCAAATGGGGTTTGAATTTGGATGTTGGAACTGATGTTGAAATAACTAGATTAAGATGGTAGTATGGGAAAGAGTATTTTAGGTGAGGATATGTTTCCTGATATGGTGAGAATTTATCAGAACAAGAACAGTTCGGATAAATATCAGACCACCCCGTATTGGGAGATGATATACGAAGGAAGGGCAAACATACAGGAAAAGGATACTGGTTCGGAAACGAATGATGTTGACAAGTCCGAATATGCTGCCTACCTAGAAGATAACGATGTAACCATACCTTCCGGGTGTCTGTTGGATTGGCAGAATTTCAACCATCCGTTTTCGGACAACAGCAATAGCTGGCGTGAGATAAAGAAACCTCCATTTAACAATATGGAATTTGGTACGGTAATATACTTTAACCAAATAGAAAACTAGAATACTATGACAATCAATTGGACGGAAATAATACTTGCTTTGTTGGGTACTAATGGTATAACCCTTCTAACTTCAATATTACTGTTTAAGCAGAAGAAGGAAAAAATGGAAACTGAAATTGATTCTTCTACCTTGGACAATCTTGAAAAAGGGTTTGCTATTCAGGGTGCTCAGTTGAAAAAGGCACAGGAAGAAATATTGAGTTATCAGCAATCTCTTCATGATGCTTATCAGAAGATACAGGAGCTTTATAATGAGATGAACAATATCAAAAACGAGTTGAAATGCGCAAAAGATGATCGAGATTCATTAAAAAAGCAGATTGAGAAACTGAGTAAACCAGTAACAAGAAAGACAAGTATAAAAAATGCAGGCAAATAACAACGATAAAGTATTGAAAGAGTTTGGTAGTAATGTCCAGCTTGCCTTGGATGCTTCTATCATGCAGTTCATGGAAGATATCGCTACGAATATCATGGATGATATAAAAGACATGGAGGGATTTACCAACCAAACTTTCAATCTTGAAGATAGTTATGGCTGTGGCATTTACAAAGATGGAGTCCTAAAGAAGATTGTGTGGGCAAATGCAACGAAAGTTGCAAATGAGCCTAGGAAACGTAACAATGTCGAGTATTGGGGGCGTGAACTTGCCGAAGATTTCTTCAACAGTTATAAATCCGATGGTTCTGAAAAATATGAACTGGTTGTCGCTGCTGTCATGTATTATGCCAAGTATGTGGAGAACTATCATTTGTTGAATGTTCTTTCAGATTCTTGGATTAAGACAAAGACAGATTTAAAAGGGGGCAAATATACTGTGGTTTTTAAGAAAATTGCAGCTAATATGTTAAACAAATATTTTAAGTGAAGTTATGGGCTACTTTAATCCTTCAACAATAAATACCACCTTGTACAATATTGTATTGGACAAGAAGATTGCTGACGATGTATATAAGGTACAGCGTCCTGCAAGTGTTGATGATAAGGTAACTAGTTTTATTGTCGTAAACAACAATACAAGAATTGTAAGCAATACCGAGGGCGGCCCTTACGGTCACTTCGGGAAAGGCGAAACAATGGCTACGGTTACTCTGTTTGTAAGGGCATTGCCTGGGAACATATATCCGTCTGTCATGGATGCGTTGAGTGAAAAGATGGTAGAACTGTTCCCTCAAAAGACTGTGCAGCTTCATTTCGAGATATTTAATGTTTTACCACCAATGTTTGACGGGGTTGGGTTCTATTATATGTCCGTCCTGTTGAATGTTGACATTTCAAAGGATTAGCCGCATGAAAAACGTGAGAAAAAACAGTGGAGGCGCATCGGTAGATACGTTTTCAACAATTAACAATAACTTTTTAAATACAGAAAATAGAATGGCACGAGTAAATTTAGACACCAGCCCTGCTTACTTGAACGGGCAGTCGGCTGCTTTGACATTTGATGCGATTGAAATCACTGATAGTACTCAATATTCAAGTTTTAGTAATCCGAAGATTCTTCCGAATATTGAATCTGGTACTACGGAATCCGCTGGTACTGACGCTGACACTTCTGAAACAAAGAACGAGCAGGGTGCTACCGTATTCCAAAATATCACACCGGGTACTATGGCATTTACCTTTACAGGTATGTCTACATCAAAAGCTGCTTTCGCTTTTTTTACGCAAGGAAATGAAGCAAAGGCTGAGTTGGAACTGAATAGTTTAACTGATACCATTGACGCTTTTGGGAAAGGTGCTACTCAGAAGTTGAAAGCGTTTGGTGCAAGCTCATTCAAGCAGTTTGTACGTCCTATCGGTATTATCAACGGTACTGGTGACCGTATGATCTTCTTCCCGAAGGCATCATGGGCTGTCAGCTTCACAGGTGCTCCAAGTAACGCAGGATACCTTGGATTCTCCGTTACTGTGACAGCATTGGAAGTTAATACTCAGTATTTGAAAACCATGATGGTTCTCGAACTTGACAATTCGAGTGAATGATGTATATAGGGTGATGGATTATTAGCCGGGCATTTTGTCCGGCTTTTATTGTTTTTTAACTGATTGTGTTTGATTTTTGTTAACCTTTGTTGTATTTTTGCTGTAAAAAATAACGCCATGACAGATAAAGAATTGTCTGATAAATTAAAGCAAAAGGCTATAAGTCTTGGAGCTTGCGAAAAACGGATAAACGAATGGGGAGAACCAGATAAATATGACTTATGCGAGAAATATATTCAAAATATTGACTTCTGCCTACTTAACAGGTATCCGTCAAACGAAATGTTAAAGAAGGAGTTTGCAGGCATTAGGGAGAAGTTTAATATCTTCGTTGATGATACCAACCTTTTCATAAGCAATCCTAAATGGTCTATTTTTAACGGCTCGTGTGATTGTGTTGTCACATTCAACGATTTCGGCATAGGAGAGATGTATGTCAAGGATAACAGCCATGTAAGCCTTGTTGCGCTTGATAACAGCATAGTACACGTTTCTTTGATTGACGATGCCAAACTTGATATTGTATCGTCTAAATATACCAAGGTGTTCGTACATACAAATACTCCAAAGAACATATCAAAGGTGGATGTGAAAGGAAAATTAATGATTAAACCGTTCAAGTTAGTTTAAAAATGGGAATATTCAACTGGAAACAACCTGACTTAGATGATCAGATAAAGATGCAGAAGTTTGCCACTCATAAATACAAAGAGGTTATGGTTGGCAATAAGAAATTCAAGGTGCGTGGTCTTAGACTAGGCGCATACGATTATATTGTAGACAAGCTGTTGATACGTGACATTATCAACCCCGATACAGCGAAAAAGGAAATGATTGCAATTATGAAAAATGACGCATCTATTCCGTACAAAGTTGCAGCGGCAGGAGTATTGAACAACTATTGGTTTTTTGAGATAATTCCTTTTGCAAGACGTATATACGCTTGGTGGTTAAGCAGACACTATGACCATAAGGAACTTACTCCGTTGATAGAAGCCATCGTGGAGGGGGCTAATGTAAGTGATTTTTTTACAAATACAATCCGTTTAGCGTTCTTGATAGATACGACAGCGACATTAAGCAAGAAGGATGCCATGAAATTGTCTCTCGATGCAAAATCGGCTCACGAGGATCTATCCAAAAAGATTTCCCCCAATTCAGAGGAGATTTAAGGCTATTCGGAGGATTGATGATAATCAAGGACTGGGCTTTGCTATGGAAATATTCATGGAGTTATATACAGGCAGTAATAATGGACCAGCCTAAACTTGATTATCATTTTGAAGAGAAAGTTAAGTTGTACAAGGCTTCTCTTACAGAAGATTTATATAAGGAAGCTAACAAGGATGCAAGTGGCTTTATATATAGATTCAAAGAATCTAAACCTAAAGAAGAGCATCCCGATATATTACTAAAAGATGTTTTGCGATGATAACAAAATACGATCCTAAAATATATCCCCTTAAACTGTATGTTGCAGTAGGGGATGACCAATGGGGGAAAATATATAGAAAATTTACTCAACATAATCATGACCCGATAGATATATCTAAGGATGAAATTAAAGGCTGTGATGGTATGACTATTCTTGTAAGAGAAAAAAGTACAAATAATTTAGGCGTACTTATTTGGTTATCCAACGATGGTATAGGAGTAAAGACTGTTGCTCATGAATCTGCTCATTATGTTTGTAATGTATTTGAGTATTATGATATAGCAATGGGGTATAAAAACGGGCAGGATGAGCACTTTGCATATCTTCTAGGCTGGTGTGTTGAATGCGTAATGGATAGCGTTGCGAAATATTTAAAAAACAATATTTATGAAGATTAATTTGTTTGTAAACGGAAATTTGGTGTGCGACCGAAGCGAAGCGAGGGAGCACAGAGGGGCTTTAGCCCGACAGAGGGGCTTTAGCCCGACAGAGGGGCTTTATGAGATAATAGCCTTAGATGGTAGTGAGGTACCAGAAGAGTTTGATCTGTCACAAGCTGTCATTATTAATGGTGATGTACGTGTGACGGGTAGTTTGACAATGGGCGGCAATATCGTCTGCAATAAATTTGTGGAGGTGTAGCCTATGGGTCATTCTAACGGTAAAATCACTGCTCCTATTAATTTGGGTGGTGATGTATATCCTACTCTAGGTATCGGTCCTACTAGTGATGGTTATGATTTGGGGTATGCGTGCGCAAATACGCATGGGAGAATAAATAAATGGAGTAAATATAAACCTGTGAGGCAACCATACTTAGATTATCGTTCTGATTATTGGAAAGCTAATGATGGTTTATGTGGTCTAAGTGTAGTGGGATACATGTCGCCAGGAACGCTTAATAGCGGATTTCTAAAAGACCTTTTTAATGGCGTAGACTGGGGATATAATGCTCCTACTGGTGGAGATTCAGCACCTTATCGGATATTGGATTTCAACGGATATAATCATAATGCTATAGTTCCTTTTGGAGATGACGTTCCATCAGATGTATATTTGGACACATCTAATAATCTAGAAATACAACTTGAACAGACAACAAATGCTGATGATAACATTTTGCTATCCTATTTAAGCTATCAAGGAACTCCATTTTCTGAAATGTATGCAGGGGTAGGACTTTTACAAAATACTAGATACATTTTAGTAACATCTGAAAGTATGTTTACTGATTCAGTATCTATAAGATTATTAAATATAGGTGGTTATGTAGGTAAATGGAAAGTATCTTTTTTCTTGTCATCTAATAAAATAGGAGTAGATGATGAATTAAAACAAGGAATATACATACCTATTCCAGTAACACCAAAAACAATGACTATTCATGCAGCTGGATCTCTATACGTAATAGAAGCATTCGGTACATGGAACTCTTCTAATAACCAAATTACATACAACTTCATTATAACAAATAATAGTGGGTCATCTGTTACTATACGTGGTATAGTTCTTGTGTTAATGAGGACAAGAACAGTTCCAGAAGCTGGAGAAAGTGCTGGTTCATTACTTACAGGACTTATTGCACAGGTTCCGGCAAAAGGAACATATAGATCATCTATGTATTCCTTTAATGTTAGTAGAGATTTTTCTTATGATTATTATATTGCAGCAAGAGCCACAGGGGTAAATACCACCTATAATATGGTTGAAGATTACGCTCCATAAAATTTTATCAATCCCCAATAAAATAAGCCCGAAAGTTACACGAACTTTCGGGCTATTTTGTAACCTGAAAACAATATGAAACCGATACCTATGTATCCAAGATTGATTAGTATTTTTTGCCATTTAGACAATTCCTTTTCTACCTTTACTTCTACAATTTTCTCCACGGTTATTATCGAATCTTTCGTCACTACCGTTTCTTTTTCCAAGGATGGGATGCTGTCTTGTAGAAAGTCTTTCTTGTTTTTCAAACTATGAAAAAGCCTGCCATCCGACATTATTTTAGCGTCTGATACGGCTAATGATGTTTCCAAGTGTGAACTATCTTCAAATGTTGTATGTTGTATGTGTTCTGTTGGAAGAGTTATTATTTTCGATTGCCATACTACTCTTTCCGTTACTGTCGTGTTGTGGTCTACTATAGTTGTATTTGTCGAAGATGGAAGTAGCTTGCGTGAACAAGAACACGACAGTAACAAAAAAAATAGCAATATAGAAAACGGCTTATTCATCGACAAGATTTGTTGCGATAAGCGAGATAAATTCCTCCTTCGGTATTTCCAATGCTTCGGGAGAGTTCCATTTCACCTTAATTGCGCCGTCAGTACCAATAAGTTCAATGATTTTAGCGAATCCTTCAAAAGCGAATTTTCTAGGCTTCATATCACATTCCTCTTTCATTTTCTCTTGGTATGCTTCGGAGTATGCTTTGTTCAGCTCTTCTGTTTCCTTGTTGAAATCTTCTTCTGTCTTTCTGATTTCATCCGCTTCTTTCTTTTCCTCTTTTGTCGCATCTTCCTTACCGTCAATCTCTTTCATGCGATTGATTTTCTGTGCGCGCTCGTCATATCCTTCCTTCTTTATCTCTTTAAGAACCTGTTGCATATCATCATCGAATGCTTTTGCAGCTTTGTCGTAAGCGACACGCATAAGCATGATTTTTGCTTTCAGTTCTGATGGAAGTTCCTTCCCTTCTAGTGATAAGGGGATATTCAAGAGAGTTAATCTCTTTAAAAACATTTCTTGGTTCGTCATTTTTCTTGCTTTTTTTAAATTGAAACTGATGATATACCTTTTGTGTTAATGTATTTTTTCACATCGGTTACGAAAGAGTTGATGATAGTAATGATAGCGATTTGGGTATCCAGTTCAGGGTGGTCATTGTAGTTGATTGCTATACCACCGTTCTGATTGAAATAGAATGTGGCGAGTTGGTTCTCTGATTCAAGCGACTTCACCTCTCCGCCATCAAATGAATCAATTGTTTTACCGTTTGATACATTTACATTCGCGTTCACCTTGTATTGTTTTTCCACATTAGCTTCATTGCTGAATGTTACGCTGGCTGAATTTACGCCAACGAGTGTTACTTTGTTTTCTTCTATAGCCATAGTTAAAAAATTATTTTATTGCAAAGATAACATAATCGTTTTTATCCACAATTTTTAATATGTTAAAAAATATTAATGTATTTTTGTTTGTTGTAAATCATGCTCTTGTGCTTATTTTTGCTATTTTTGCAATAATTAAAAAACAATAACTATGGCTGATGTTGATTTAGGAGCATTAAAGTTTAAGATTGGGCTAGATGATTCCGGTCTTGACAAACAGATAAAGGATATACAGAAGAAGTTGCAGGACACCTTTAACCAGGAGATGTCCTTCAAGCCTATGTTGACCGATATAGGTAAAATGAACGCAGAACTTAGCGAGGTTGTAGATAAGATAAACAAAGCGAATGAAAACGCGTCCAAGGTAGGGAAAGGTAAGTCAAACAAGAAAATGGATATACTTGTTCAGATGGAAGAGTTGTCAAACAAGATTGTCGAAGCGACAAGGGAGTATGACAAGCTGGAAAAGACTTACCGTAACCTAGGCAATGCAGGCGGAGATAAGGGGATGGCTACAAGAAAAGCCAATCTTGAAAGTCAGAAGAAAGCGATAGATGATCTTGTGGCTGAATTGAACAGATTGAAAACGGCATATTCCCTTACTGCTAACAGTGCGCCCAAATTGTCCATTTCCGATGAGAGAGAACTTAATCTTCTACGCCAGCAATACGAGATGGAGATTGCACGGACAAAGGAGATGGATAGACAAGCATCAAAGCAGGAACAGGCGAATAAGAAGATGCAGCAGACCAATCAGAAGTATCTACAATACCTTTCCGGTCAGTCAGGTCTTGCCCTTGGTATGCCGGAGGGAAGTGCAGAGGACTTAAACAGGAAGATTGCCGCTATACAGAAACGCCTTGAACTATTGAATAAATTTAAGGTTGAAGTTCCTTTAAACAGCAATCAGATAACAAAGGCTGACGCTCTTATTCAGAAATTGCAAGGCAGATTGGAGAAGTTGCAATCATCTTTAAGAAAAACATCAACAAATGAATTGCTTAATATCAATCCTACGTCTATCAATCAGGCTAACAATCTTATTTCTGAATTGACAAACAGGCGTAATGCACTTAATACGACTGATGCAAACTATAACCGTACCCTTACTCTTCTAAACAGAAAGATACAGGAGCATAACAAGTTTGTAAACGAAGTCACATCCTATGGAACAAAGATGCAGCAGACCAATCAGAAAAATGCTGCAAGTTCAAAAGAGTTTTCCGAGGAACTGACAAAGCAGAACAGAATGATGCGTGAGTTTGTCAATACGATAAAGACTTATGCAGGATTCTACTTTTTCAGAGATATGTTTCAGGAACTTGTTGCCATTCGTGGAGAGTTCGAGTTACAACAGGTGTCATTGCGTGCCATCATACAGGATGCAAGACGTGCTGACCAGATATTCAGTCAGATTAAGGGTCTTGCTGTAATATCTCCTTTCCAGTTCGGTGATTTGGTTGGATATACCAAACAGCTTGCTGCATTCCAGATACCTGTCAACGAATTGTATGGTACCATGAAAAGCCTTGCGGACGTTTCCGCAGGTCTTGGCGTGGATATGGGTCGTATCATTCTTGCCTATGGACAGATAAGAAGCGCAGGTGTATTAAGAGGGCAGGAATTACGTCAATTGACAGAGGCCGGTATTCCTGCATTGGAATCATTGAGAAAAAAACTGGAAGAAGTAAGAGGTAAGGCTCAAATTACTGATGATGTGTTCGACGCCATATCAAAACGTCAGATTCCTTTCGAGTATATTCGGGAGATGTTTACCACAATGACGGAAGATGGTGGTATGTTCTACAAGATGCAGGAAATACAAGCCACATCCTTGAAAGGTATGGTAAGTAACCTTGCCGATTCATACAAGATTATGATGAATGACATAGGCGAGGCGAATGATTCCGTTCTGAAAGGTATCGTTGGAAGCATAACCGATGCAATGAACAACTGGAGATACTTCTCTAAAGCAATAGAGGGCGTTGCTGTAGGATATGCCGCATTAAAGGGATTACAGCTAGCTAGAACAGCCATGCTTGGTAAAGAAGTTGTTGCAACAACTAATGCCATTAAAGCTGAGAAATTACGGGAAGCCAAGTTGCTTAAACAGGCTGCGATGTACAGAACGCTCACTACTGCCGAGAGATGGAAGATAGCGACAGCATCCAAACTGTCTGCCGTAGAGATAGCTGCTGCCGTTAATTCGGGAAAGATGTCGGCAGAGATGGCAAAACGTATTCTTGCCACGAATATGCTGACACAGGCTGAACGGCATCTTCTTGTCACCGAACTAAAACTGACAGGTGCGGAAGCTGCAAGAATGTTGTCTATGACAAAAACGACAATGTTGATGAATAGATTTAAACTGGCAACATTCGGATTGACAAATTCATTGAAAACATTGTGGCTTACGATAAAAGCTAATCCGCTTATGACGATACTTACCGTTGCAGGACTTGTAGCGGAAGCGTTTCATATCATGTCTGCACGTTCGGAAGAGTTCAATCAGAAGATAAAGGATAGTGCAAAGTCTTTCCGTGAGTCATACAGTGACTTGCAAAAAGACCTTGACAATATAAACTTCGACAAACTTACCCCGGAAAACCTTGAACAGCTTGATACGAAACAGTTGCAGTCGTATGAGGAAACGCTTACTGGAGTATTGTCAAAATATGGCAATATGGGGCAGTACATAGTACAGAACAGCAAGAAAATAGATGATCAGAAATCACGTGTTGAATATCTGCAAAAGTCAGCATCGGAACTAGAGCAGGTTTATAAACGTGCTGCTGAAAATGCGGATATAATGTTCAAGGTGGACAAGGCAACATCTACGGGCGTATTTGGCGATTCATTCTCTGATATGCTTAAAGATTATGAGAAATCATCCGTAAAACTCACTTCGGCAAGTAAGGATATAGAAGAGTTTCGTGGTCAGATAGTACAGGCATCCAAGGAAATTATAAACATGGGTAATGGTACTAAGGAATGGAGAAACGAACTTACCGAACTGATAAACAAAGGGGCTTCGGCAGCTACTATTGTAGAGAAGATACGTTCTTTGGATGAAACGTCAGGAGATGCACGGACATTTGAAATATTCAAGAACAAAGCCCATTTTGACAGTGAGGAATTGTTGAAGGAGTATGAGAAGTTGAGGATGGGCATAATGGGCGAAACTGAAGAACTTGAAAAATCATTTAATGTTTTTGCAAACAGTCTTGAGAAAGAACTGAAAAAAGTATTTGTAGGTATTGATGTAAATAAATTAAATGATGCTCAAAAGGACTTTATAAGGATTCAATCTGAAAATTTTGCCACAACTAGCGAACTTGGGGAGAATGCTAAAAAATTGTTTAATGAATTTATTGACAAAAAATATGCTGTTAAAATAGAACTTGACGATAAGGAAGCACAAGAAGGATTGACGGGATGGAAGAAATCACTTGACGAAATTACAGGAAAAGCATGGACTATAGCAATCAAAACGCCAGATGTAAATACTGTAGAGGATGTTCTTGATGCCGTAAAAAAGGAATATAAAGATGCAAAGAGTACAATAGAAAAATATCAGGGAACTATTGACAAATTTTCCAAAAAGGGTAAACTGAAAAAAGTAAGGGATAAATACGAACTGACAGGATTGGTAGACCCCAAAGAACTTGAAATATTAAGGCAAATAATAAGCGAATTTAACGATGCCGATAAAGTGATGTCAAAGGCTAAGGGATTGGCAAAAAAATTTAATTTTAAACTGGAAAAGCAGAAGAAAAGAGATCCTCTTGCTGTCCTTTGGGAAAACAGGTTGTCATTGCTTGAATCCGCCTATTCCAAGTTCAAGGATTTGAGCATTAACATAGGTAAGGAAGAAGCCAAAAAGCAGATTGAAGCCATCTACGGTTCAAAGGCGTTAAAACTTGGCGTGGATATTGTATATGACAAACAGGCTATTGTTGACAATTACAACAAGGCTACAAAGGAATTGGAAACACGTGCTCCACAGGATGCGGTAAAGAACGCAAGGAAAGCAGCCGAATCGTCCTCTGAAATTTATGTTGATGCAGCCAAGAAGGTGATGAAGAGGATTACGGATGAGTTTGACAGATACAAGAACAAGTATGACTTTTACAGTGACATACTTGGAATAACGGGTGATTCCGAACTTGCCTTAGACCTTGCCGTTCAGTTCAGCGGTGACACATCTACTATGGCTGAAAGTTTTGCGGCAGGTATATATAACAATCTGCAATCCGTATTGGCAAGAATGAATCTTGACCTTGGCGTTTCTGTCGTGCCCGACACATCTTCATTCACCTCAATGAACCAGTATATAAATCAGATACAGGAGGCTATTAAGGGGAATAAGAATATAGGTGATGAACAGAAACAAGTTATCCAAGGTATGATTGACGCATGGAAAGGCTATTTCGGTGAGATGGCTAGACAATATGCTAATGATTTGGCTGAATATGGAGATTATTATACCCAGGTGGATATTATCAGAGAAAAGTACCGTAAAAAGATCGCAACCGCAGAAGGAATGGGTAATACATCCTTGACTTCCGCATTGCAGAAAAGCGAAGAGATGGACTTGTTTAAGTTGACTACCGACTATCAAAACTTCTTCGGTGCGGTGGAAGCAATGTCTATGGAAGCTGCAAATACTGTAGCTGACAAGACAAGGGAAATGCTTAATAGTGCATTCAGATCGGGTGCTATCAGTGCAAGAGAGTACATGAAAGAACTTGAACGCGTGGACAAGCAGATAGAGAAGACGATGAAGAACAATCAGTCTGACTTGCAAACATACATGAAAGATGGTATTGAAGGTCTGTACAACAAGAGATATGATGCTGGAAAGTCAAAGATGATGGCAGGTATGAATGATATGCAACAGGCTATGGCTGACATCAAAAATGCTTCCAAGGCATATGAGGACGCAATGAAGAATGGTGATGAAGAAGCCGCCAATGCCGCTTTGAGTGCCAAGTCGGAAGCCGAATCAAGATATAAGAGCGGACAGGAAGCTGTCAAGACTGGTAAAGGAATGATGGCTGCCGCACAGAACGCTTTGCAGACGGTAAATCTTATCGACTTTATCATAACCAACATATACAATGCCATAAAAGCCATGCAGCAGATAATAGCATCCGTGTCCAACCTCATGGATTCTATGGGTAAGGATACCGAGAGCGGATTTATGCGAGAAATGAACCAGTTCTCGGAAGCTATGGGAGTTATGAATGAAGGCGTGAAGAAATCATGGGATTCATTCAAAAGCGGTGATTTTGCAGGTGCGATAGGCTCGGCAATATCCATGCCTCTTGATGTTATCGCTACATTTAACAGACAGCATGACAAAAGGCTCCAAAAGCATATAGAAGATCTTGAATTTGAATCAAAGAAGTTGACCAATATATATAATATGCTTGAAAAGGAATTTGAGCACATTATAGACCCGGCAAGACTTGATGAGGTGACATCCCAACAGGTTTCCAACTTAAAAGAACAGTTGCAGATTCAAAAGGATATTCTTGCTGCCGAAGAAGATAAGAAAAAGTCAGATAGAGAAAAAGTAGAAGATTACAAACAGACAATAAAAGAATTGGAGTATGAGATAAGATATTATACGGAAACGCTTGCCAGCGAATTGTATAGCATTGACTTGAAAGGCTGGGCTAGTCAGATAGGTGATGCTCTTGTTGAAGCATGGCTGAAAGGCGAGGATGCTGCAAAGGCTTATAAGGACACTGTGGCAGACGTTATGAGAGATGTTGTTAAGAGTTGGGTACAGCAACAATACATAGAAAAGGCAATGCAACAGGTACAGACCACATTGTTCGGAGCAGACGGCAAAGGTGGTATGTTTGCGGATAACAAGATAGATAAGGATGAACTTATAATACTAGGAAATGTAATGGGTTCATTGGAATCAGCCTTTGCGGAAGCCGGAGGTGTAGTCAATGAGATAAACAACGCCCTTGGTGGTATGCTTACTGAAACGGAGGAAAATGCGGAAGGTCTGTCCAATGCCATTGCAGGAGTTGACGAGAATGCATTTAATCAAGCGTTGGGGTATCTTAACGGGATGAGATACGAAATGGTTGTACAAAGCGATCTTCTCCGTCAGTTGGTATCGTTAAACGGTGGTTCGGCAGGAACGGGCGGAACGAACATGACAGTCATACAACTGGCACAGCTTGAAGTTCTCAAGCAACAGCTTGCCGCAACTATGGCGATAAAGACAGCACTTTTAAGTGTCGTTTCCATTGCCCCAAGGTCAGGCGGAAATGCGATAAAAGTTATAATTGACTAAAACAAACGCCCTGCTAGCTTCACAGTCGGCAGGGCGTTCCAGTTTGATTATGAACAAAAAAAATCCAATCACTTGAGGTGCTTAGCGGAATCGAACCGCTGTTGTCGGTTTTGCAGACCGTTGACTAAACCACTCATCCAAAGCACCGATTGTGATGCAAATATAGAAAAATAATTTTTAAAACTAGATGGTTTCTAAGACTATTTTTGCTATTTTTGCACTAATTAAATATGTACACGAATGGCTATAGCTAAATATTTTATAAAGAAAGGAAGCGATACGGCAAAGGATTTGTATGCCACATACAGGCTGTATATACTTGAAAGCAAGGGATTATGGGATTTGCCGACAAGAAAGGAAGCCTATGCCGAAAAATGGTATGACAAGAACGGTCAGAAGGTGTACGAACCTGTCACGCCTGTTTACCAGCCAACGGAAGGAAGCATAACATTTGCCGCTTTGGGAGATGTGGAAACGGTAAAGACTAATATCCGTTCGTTCTATTCATATATAACCAATGTGATACCTGCCACTCCCGGTACGCCATACGGTTCATCCTCTTTCTCTATATGGAATGATATATGGGGGGAATCGGCAAAGCAGGTGATAAGATGCACTGGTTTTGAAACAGGCGCAAAGATGAGTTATCAGGACGTTCAGGACTTGCAGAACCCGGATAAACTTGTGTCTGCTTATACATTTTCGTTAAATTTCAGTATTGACCAACCAACGCTTTAAAGACCAATGATTTTACAGATTAAAAGAGGAAATAGGGTTATTGCGGAGAGTGCTGATTTTTCATACAGCCCGTCTTTGCAGGAAGTGAGAAAATTGACTTGTGAAGTCGTTTCCGTTGTTCCGATAGAGTTCAAGGCATACAATTCAAAGAGCGAATCGGAATACGATACAGTCGTATATAACGGTAATACATTCATCCTGTACCAAGCCCCATCGGGAGATAATCTTAACGAAGCAGGGAAATACAAATACTCCCTTCTATTTTACGGTAAGGAGGTGCTTTTGCAGAATGTGGCATTTCTTGACATAGTAAGCGGAACAGGTGGGGAAATAAATAAGATAAGATACACTCATGGCGGTCTGTTCCAGTTTTGGGGTGATGCAAAACAGCTTGCAGCACGTATAGAAGCGAATATAGAATCTTACAATGCTTCATTGGGCGTGGGATATACAGGCATTGGCACATGGACATTGAATGTGGATGCAGAAGGCGAACTGACAGAGGATATGATTGACATAACCGATGGCACCAACCTGTTTGAAGCATTGAAATTTTTCTATGACAAGTTTTATCTAAACTATTATTTCTCTACGACAGCCAATGGAGGAATAATAACCATTACAGATAAGGCTAGACCGTCCGTAAACTGGACATTCAAGCAGGGTGACGGTGGGGGTGCTGTAAAAGTTTCCTCTTCCGTAGATACAAGTACACCTGTCATAACCCGAATCATACCACAAGGTGGAAGCAGGAACGTTCCGCCTGAATACAAGAAGGACGCTAAGCCTGCCGATGAATCACGTTATTGCCCGTATATCCTTCTTCCGAATGATTCCGCAGGGAATATAAGATATTATATTGACAGCGAATACGGATTGAAAAACTATGGCGTGAGAGGAAAAACCATATCAAACACGTTCAGTGGGATATATCCTTCCATCAGAGGGAAAAAACTTGGTGATCTGTACCCGTCAGGACTTCCCAAATGGGATACATACAAGGCGGACGGAGAACCAGATCCTCAATCGGGTAAGGTGGCAGGTGAGGGTGCTAGCGCATCTACACGGATAGACAAGATTATCGGGTCTACTCCTATAAAGAGTGATGATAGTGACAGTTTCTTCATTTATATGACCTCTCCCGGATTCAACCTAGGGTACAAGGTGTATGAGGACGGTGATTCATCCGATAAGATAAACGACAATGTGCAGCCCCAGTACAAGTCCCATGCTATGTTTGACAAGTACAGGGATTTTGAGAGTTTTGATATATATAGTACAAGGGCATATTACGACCAGCCTGTAAAGGCTACTGCATCATTCTCAGGAAAGATGCTTTTCAGTATATTACCTATAGGAAGTGATGCTGTAGGGAAAAAGGTGAAGATTAATCTACGTATGGTTACGAACCGTGTATTGGGTCAGGCTTCTCCTTTGAAAGAGGTTGTTATCGGAGAGGAAGGTGCTACTGGTATGCTTGAAATACCTTACGACAAGACCGCTCTTGTAGGATATATAGAAAAAGGTCAGAATACGACAGTTACCATACGTATTGAGTTCACGTTTGATTCTGACGTTCCTGCCGGAAGCTGTAAGATCGGATTTAGTGAGGAAATGACCTGCAATATACATTTCGGTAATCAGGACGGTTCACAGGATAGGTTCTATTACAAATATGCTTCTGTGACGGACGCGGTGTTCAGTATGCGTACAGGAACTTATACAGGCACGGAATTTAAGATAAACAAAAACGGTATTATTCCTCTTTACGGTGAGGTGAACGGTGATACGGGGGAAACGGAAGAGGATGTTGCCATGTTCAACAAGGGGGCACGATATAAAATATCATGCTACAGAACAGATAGCGACAATGCCAAACTTCCGCTTTACACGGATGGTAAATCTCCTTCAATTGCGGAAGGCACGGAATTTGTCATTCTGAATATTGTCATGCCCGAATCGTATGTGACAATGGCTGAGAATACGCTTGAAAAGGCGGCTCTTGACTACCTGTCAAGATATGACCATGAGAACCGAACCGTTTCACTTGACATATCTAGCGGATTTGTCGCAGAGCATCCTAACCTTTTCATTGACTTCATAGAAGGAAATATGCTTAAGGTAAGGGATGATGGAATAGGCGTGTTCGATTTCTCTGATAACGGTCAGATAGTGGATATGCAGTTGCAGATACAGTCTTTGGAGATTAAATATTCCAAGGATAATATGTTCCCGTCATATTCATGCACCATTGCAAGAAGAAAGATATTGTCCTTCTATGAACGGTTGGCGCAGGAAAATCAGACCGCTTCAACACAGAATACGACAAATGTAACATTAGGCGGAAGTGGTACGGGAAGCGGAACAAATATTTTTTCTGAACAACTCCTTAATGACCTTATTGCATCGTTTCAGAAGTTCAACGGATGGTTTGAATGGGATGAAGCAAACCAAGCATTACGATGCAAGTCAGCGTTCTATACAAACCAATGGATATCAGCATTAGGTGCACAGAGTGGTAGCGGAGAACCGGGAGGTGGAGAAGGCGGACTGATTAAGGCCGTGTACGGATTTGCCGATTTAGGTAAGACGTTTGACGATTCCAACCTTAGCAATACATTCAACGCATACACCATTAATGAGATATGGAAGCTAGCCAAGGAAGGCGGAATGAATACGGACAAATTGTGGCAGGAGTTGGGAAAGGATGATCCGACAAAGAAAATTCACATATCCCATATTCCTGACAATAAATTTGTAACGCTTGATACGGAACAGACAGTAACTGCAAGCAAGATATTCACTGGTCAGTTGTCTACGGCAAATGTAGTTCCTAGCGTGAACAACGCATCCACACTCGGTCTTGAATCGAAGAGATGGGAGAATATTTATGCTGTAGATGCCAACATAAGCGGCACGGTGAAAACACAGGCGTTGCAGGTTGGCGATATAAAGATTATATATGATTCCGTAAACAAGGCAGTCACATTTGAGCATATAGATGGAAGTACGGAAATAGGCTTTTATACCAGAGGATGGATTTCCGCTTTGGGCGTATCGCCCGGAGGAAGCGGTGGTAGCGGTGGTGACGGACTTGTGAAAAACGTATATGGTTTTTCCAATCTCGGCACAACCTTCTCCGATTCAGACCTTGACAATACGTTCAATGCGTACACGATAAACGAGATTTGGAAAATGGCGAAGGAAGGTGGTGGTATAAAGAACATCACCCAGTCGGGGAGTGGAAATGCCGTAACAGACATGACACTTAGTTCTGACGGAAAAACCATTACTGCCGTATTCGGGGAAACATTCGCTAGACAACAGGACTTTGGCACACTTAACAATACTGTAACACAGTTAAGCAATAAGCTGAACAACTTCCTAGAAGGAAGCGATGCCGATAACATTATCAACAAATGGAAAGAACTTGAAGCATTCCTTGACGGTCTTACGGAAAGCGATAATCTAGCTGAACTTCTCGCACTGAAAGCGGACAAGACCATAACGATAAGCGCAGGAACTGGTCTTACGGGAGGTGGAAACCTGTCTGCAAACCGCACATTGTCACTAGCCACCACAGGGGTGAAGGCTGGTACATATACGAAAGTTACAGTAGACACCTACGGGCGTGTTACAGTTGGTGATAATCCTACCACTTTGGCAGGGTACGGGATTACTGATGCCGTTACCTTGACTACTGCTCAGACTATTTCGGGAAGAAAAACGTTTAGTCAGAATATAGTATTCAATAATAACGGTGGTATAACATATCCCGATGGAAATGTAGCATTAAGAAATTCAGACGGTCATACAATACTAGCTAGCTTCGGAGATGGAAGTATAAATCTAAGACCTAATGGGCATAATAATACGGAAGGTGCTGTTTGGATTAATAAGGAAGGAAATGTTCAAGCACCATCAGTGTCAACAAATACCATTACGATAGGAGATGCCCAACTTGTTTACGATTCGGCAAACAAGGCTCTGAGAGTGAAGCATATAACAGACGGAAACACGGTAGGATTCTACTCGGACGGTTGGGTATCTGCTCTTGGCGTGAAAACAGGTGGTAGCGGTGGTGGTAGCGGTGTTGTAAATACCGTTTACAGCTTCGCAAACCTTACTGACGGCACAACCTTCTCCGATTCAGACCTTGACAATACGTTCAATGCGTACACGATAAAGAAACTGTACGACATGGCTGGGCAGGGAGGACTTGACGCTGACGCTATGTGGGCTGAATTGAAAAAGGCTGATTCAAGTAAAGTCATAGATGCAAGTCATATCCCTACTTCCGTATTGGACGGTAGATGGGTGAAAAAGGCTGGCGATACTATGACTGGAACCCTTACATCCGCTTCCACTTCCGGCGCAATCGTATTCAAGGGAGTGGAAAATTGTGATATTACCAATATCTATAAAGATAACGGAGTTATCAGGAACGATGATGGTGGGCTTACTTCTATAAGAAACGGATTAAGGTTCAACTGGCATGACACCTACTGGTATATAGGAAACCTTAGAGGAAGTAGTACGGAAAGTGCAGGATTTGGTGTCGTAGACCATAACAACAAGCTGGTTTTACGTGTCACTCCAAATGATGTAAGAGCACCTAGATTCATGTCAACTGTTGCCACAGGGTTATCACCTTTGATAGTTTCAAGCAATACAACCGTAGATAATCTAAGTGCGGATTTGTTGGACGGATACCATGCGTTCGGCACATCAAACGCCCTTATAAAATACGGATATACGGTAGGAGGCACTGAACCTGCATGGTGTAGAATAGCTACATACTCCAGACGTAATACGGAAACAATGACAGACGTTTGCTTTGTGCTGCACTCATCCTTTAGTGATTTGTTTGGTCTGTTAGTTGTCAAAACTAGAGGTACGGCTGTAGTGGAAGGTCTATTGATAGCATCATACAATATCAATAGGTCAAACATACGTATCTATCATGATGCGGAAAAGAAAAACATAGAACTGTACTGTTATGGTGGAAGTAACTATTCCATAATACAAGCCAATCTGTTATACAGCCATGACCGAAACGGAGGGGCTAATACGAATATAACGCTATACCAAGCAGATACAAAAGCACCGTCATGGAGCACTTATGTAAATCCTGTATTTGCAAACTTGCAGAACTCTTCTGAGGCTGCTAAAAAACTGCAAACCCCAAGGACTTTATGGGGGCAGTCGTTTGATGGTACGGCCAATGTAAGCGGTGATATGACAGGTGTGGGAAGTATCACCATGAGCGGTGACTTGAAGATAGGAAACGCCACTTCTCCCAATACCATATATTTCTACGGAACTACGGGAGATGGACCAGGAGGTTATAACCATACGTTCATTGCTGAAAGATTTTGGGGAGGTACGGAAAGTGGTGAGCTGGTCCTGTTTAAAGGAAACGATTTAAGCCCCAGTGATACAGATGCCACAACCGTAGGTGGTGCTGGACCTGACAGAATAAGACATATTGCTGCCGCCCATTTATTCCAGACTTATGCAAGTCCAATATCAGGTACGGTAGAGAGTATTTGTACAAGCTCTGCTTTGAGGAACTTGTTCAGCATAGCACCGGGCAGGGTTGTAAGCTATATTCCGTTACAATCTATCGTAGCAAGTGGCACTGCTCCATTTATTGTGGCAAGTAACACTGTTGTGGGTAATCTTAATGCAGACCTTCTTGACGGGTTGCATGAAAAATCGTTTTTAAGATACCGAGATACTTATGGCATTGACGGCTATAATACATTGTGGTCACAGATAGGTATAAGACAGTACAATAAAGCAAAGCCTGACGGAATGGCTAATCCTATATATAATTATGGGGCTGTCGTATCTTTACCAGCAAGTGGTCCAAGATTAGATATATGGTATAACCATACTTCGTCAGCGTCAGATTACAATACAAATGGCATCCAGTATAGGAGTGGATTTTATGACGATAAAAAACCTTGGAGAATGTTGCTTGACAATGTAAACTACGCCAGCTATTCTGACGGACGTTACGTAAAGAAAGCAGGTGATACCATGACGGGAGCATTACATCTGGCTAATGGTACCAGAAACAACGCTGGGGATGACTGTGGCTTCGGAGATTGTAATATTGCAGGCTGCCTTGGATTGCAAGGATTGAATGGAGCAACAGGATTGGCGTTTATCCAACAGGGTGCTTCATGGAGTGGTGGAAACAACTATAAATTTACTTGGAATGGTTCTAACATGGTATCTAGTAGTACAGCACTGTGGAATAATTTGAACGCGGATATGCTGGACAATTGGCATCTTAATTTCTTACCTAGAAATTACAATATAGGTAGATGCTATGCAGTAAAATTTGCTCTAGGTGGTGAAGATAATGGTTGGAAAAAGATATTCGCTTGTTCTGAATCGGGAGCCACGCCATATAGGTCAGTAACGGTTTGGGGAAGGATATGGTACGCCTATGGAAATCATGCACAGTCAGAAGTATGGAATTATCACTTCTGTGCCATATTTTATATGAGAAGTGACCCTAGTTCTTCTGATAGCAGTGTGGGAAATGTTGTAAATTCAGCACGCCTTTATCTCCCCACATTTGCAAAAGGAATGGATAACATTCGCCTTGTACGTGTAGGAACAAACAATTTTGAATTGCAGGTGCGTCAAATTGGTCCATACCACAATGCAAACATTGAATACCAATATTGGTCTTATGGGTGTAACGTTTCCGCATGGGAAAATCTGCAATCCACATCCAACACGTCTGTGGCTGTATCGGCTGGAGGTGCTTCCACGCTGGCTGACAGTAGGGCTTCTAGTGCGGATGTGTGGACTACTGCCAGAACATTCTATATACAAGACCATGATTCCTCCCATACAGGTGCTGGCGTTAATGTAAATGGTGGTAGTAATGTATATTTAAAACTCCCAAGTTCCATCCAATGCAGCGATTGGTTCAGAAGCACAGGAAATTCAGGGTGGTATCATCAGAATTATGGTGGTGGAATATATATGCAAGACAGTTCATGGGTGAGAGTGTTCGGGGGAAAGAGATTTTATGTTGAAAATGGAGATAATACTGATTTTAGTACAGCTACTGCAATATCAACCAGTGGAGGAATATATGCAAGAAAGAATATTACAAGTAGTGCTAATATCATCGCAACCGGAGCAATAACCGCCAAAGCGTCCTCTTCCGATATAAGGTTGAAAACCGATATTCAGGATTATGACGCTATGGGTATTATCCGCAAATTCCAGAGCGTGAAATATCACTGGAACAATCTTGCCAAGAGAAATTCCGAGATATTCAATCATAAAAAATGGAATTATGGTCTTATCGCCCAGGATTTACTTTCCGGCGGTTACAGTCAGTGGGTCAGTGACATATTCAAGGACTATTACACCATAGATTATGAAAGACTTATCCCCGTTGTATGGAAAGGTTTGCAGGAAGTCGATGATGAGGTTACAAGATTAAAGAAAAGAGTAAGAGAATTGGAAAAGAGATTAGGTATTAACAATTAATAAAAAAATATTATGAGTCATTCTAATGGAAAGATTACAGCCCCGATAAACCTTGCTGGTGACGTTTACGCCACTCTTGGCATAGGTCATGTCGACGGGGATTATGATTTAGGATATGCTTGTGCAAACACCCACGGGAAAATAAACCCGTGGGCACGGTACAAGCCTGTACGTTACGAAAGCCTTGCACCTGGACCAAATGAAAAATGGTGGCAAGGATGGGATGGGAACTGTGGTGTCAAACCTTTTCAAATGGCAGGATACTGGGATGCACCAAAACACGCTGATGGAAGCATGAACGGATGGGAATATACTCCACCTACAGGAGGAAAGTTTCCATTTCGCCTTACCGACTTTAACGGATACAACCATCGTGCCAGTGCACCGATAAGTAGATTCTCCTGCCCAGATACTGCTACCAATCAGTTTACAAGTAGTAATTTTGTCTGTTCTGCGGCTATAATGATGCCATCGGAAGGGCATGATACTGATTTTCTTAACATGGGTGACTTTGCCGAGATAGCTGATTGCTATTTCGGTGTCTATGTTAAGCACAAGACCAGTCAGATGTCTAGGCGTGTTACTGCCGACAAGAAGATAGGAACAGGATACGCTACGGTTACTGTAAACTCGTGGGGTATGACTGCTGGTGATTGGGAAGTTTATCCTTTCCTTAGTACAGCTATATTGAAGCAGGATGACTCCGATATTGCTCATATAACATACACTGTTCCAATGGTAAGTAAAAGAGATATAGAGATAGTTGGTTCTTACGTAAGCATAACAATACTTGGTGGAGTGATGCCATCCGTTATGGGATATATTGAAGTTACCGTAAGAGTAAGAAACGGTTCGAGTAGCTCTATTTCTTTCCGTAATAATAGTTGTATGTCTAGGTTTGCAAGTAAGAAATTTGAAGATCCTATGGTTATAGGTGAATCAAGAGAAACAATAGAGAATTTTTCAGTATCCGCCAATTCCAGCATTGACAAGAAAGTGAGAATATTAATATCATCGGAACTGATTAATGCAGGAACCGCAAGGATATGGGTAAGCCTTAACAGTGCTGCATATAAAGATAGTACATTGCTTCTTTCTATGGGTCCGGGGTTATAAGAACAATCATCCCCCTTGCCGTTTACCAGCAAGGGGGAGTGTTTATTTCGTTTTCATTAGTTTTTCCTCAAACTCCGCAATGATACAGTCTGCATCACCGCCATGTACCCAATTCTCTAAAACGGAGGAAAGAACTTCGATAGCTTGTTCTTTCTGCCACTCTGCGCCAGCGATAAACCCCATATAATATGCCGGAAACATACTTCCGCTGCTTCTGCTTTCAGCGAAAGAATGAGCCGCTTTTTCTAATGTCTGTTTCATTTCTTTTCCTCCTCTGTTTTAATATCCGTTACTTTGCCACGATTGACAAAACAGAAACATCCCATCACATTACACAGGTATGATTCATGCTCCATCTTACACTCTTTGCATTCTTTACACAATGAACATTCGCTGCAATCGAAATTTTCATTGAATGTTTTGCTCATTTCATGCAACACACCATCTATTATTATTCCATTCTTTATTTCCATAATAAATCCACTTATCTGACTTTTTTTATGATATAAGTCCTTTAAAAATATGACTAATAACATCTACCGTCCATCCGTTCCCTAACAGCCCCATGCCTATATGTGGCTGTACCGACTTGGTGTATCCTTCGGGTACGGTCTGTAATCTTTCTGCTTCCGTAATATTTGGCGTTCTGAAACCTTTTTCGGGATTACAGTCGGGTGAGTTGAATATAAGCGGTGTAAGTGATTTTTTATATCTTCTCAACAGTGATTCGGGGTTCTTGGCAAACCTGTTCCATGATTCAAGCATACACCATGACTTGTCTTTCTCCACATACCCGTCCGTGATTATGTCCTTGAACAATATTCCCTTGTCCTTCCATGCAGGTATTTCCCAGTTGCACCAGTAGTATCTTGCTCTCATTTGCGCGGAGAAATCGGAACTGTTGATATACACATAGTCTACTCCAAGATGTGACGAAATCAAATCAGCCCAATCGGATTTCATCTTCACGTTTTCGAGCATGAACTTTATGTTAGGGTTAAACTGTCTGATGTGGTTGAGTATATTGACGTATTCAAAGAACAATCCCGAACGCTCTCCATCGAAGTTCAGTTTCTCTTTCCCTAACTGTGAGAAATCCTGGCATGGTGTTCCGCCAATCAATAAATCAATATCTTTCCACTGTATATCCCATTTGTCCCAGTTTCTAATATCCCCTAATTCAATTATATCGGGATAATTATCCAGTGCAACCTTGATAGACGGTTCGTTTATTTCGCTTGCGTAATACTTGTCTACCTTTATGTCTGCTCTCTCTAGTGCAGTACGTCCACAAGCTATCCCGTCACATAAACTTAGTACATTCATCGTCTTAAATATTTAAATATATGTTTGATTGTTTCTATATTCCATCCGTTCCCAAGCATCTTGTAACGCTGAGTATCGGATATTCCATCCCATATATACCATTCGGGAATAGTTTGAAGCCGTGCACACTCGGTTGGGGTAAGCCTACGAATGCGAAAATTACCGTTATCAACTAGCGTCATACCGTTTGCCATTGCTCCCTTGTGTGATGTAGCAAGTAATGTATGAGCCTTATCGTCTATACTGCGTATATTTTTCTTTATATATTTGTTTGGAATTGTAATATCGGCAATATTAGGAGTAGCAATTATAACGCATGGTTGTGTGCTTCCATCATTTCTAGCCCTTGCCAGCAGTGTACATGATTTACCAGATTTTATTTCACGGAAATGCCTCCCTCCAAATCCACATATCGTTCCCGAAACAACTATCAGATTATCCTTTTGTACTGTTGTAAGGCAATTGGTTTTTCCATCTTCCCTAGGTTCAAGCTGTTGGATGTTCTTTCTCTGTTCCTTTACAATCCCGGCTTCATATTCCTTTCTTATCTTTTTTCCATATTCGGTTCTTTTTGGAGTAAGGCAGGCTGATTCACGCCCTCGCATCGCAACACATATCGGATCATTATCCACCTGTATGTAATTGTCATTGTCACCCATCTTGAACAATCTTGTATTTATAGTGCGAGCCTTTTGTTCATACGGAAACTTGATAGGGCTAAACTGGACA